TATCGCGCACGCATATCCGCTGATTCCGTAATTATTTTTTTTCGTTCAATGGAGGAAAACGATGTCTAGCCAAGAAATAGCCTTTCATCCGCTTGCCAATATCTTTCCACTGCTTGAAGGTCAGCAGTTTCGTGAACTCGTTGAAGATATCCGCATTCACGGACTGCGCGAGCCAATCATTCTTTATGACGGTGCAATCTTAGACGGAAGAAACCGCTTTAACGCCTGCTATGCCGCCCAGGTCGCGACAAGATTCAAAACTTACGATGGGAAGGATGCGCTCGCCTTCGTCATCAGCAAGAATCTTCGGCGCCGGCATTTGGATGCCAGCCAGCGCGCGTTGATCGCCGCTCAAATATCTGATTTCGGAATAAACAACGATGGCAGGGGTCGGCCGCGCAAGGCGGGTGCTCGCGACAAAGCCGGTAGGTTACTCTTGCCGCTGAAAAACCCAGACCGGCCTGCAAAACAAGCGAAATACCCTGCTGAGAATCGATTGTCCGAGGTTGGCGTTGGGCAGGGAAAAGGAAAGCGCCGCGCTCACATCGGCGATGGTTTTGGCATGGATATCGAAACTGCTGCGACATTGATGAATGTCAGCATACCGACAATTCGGGATGCTAAGCATGTTTTGCGCAACGGCTCACCAGGATTGATAGCTGCGGTTCAATCGGGCACAGCGTCGGTATCGGCTGGAAAGGAATTCTCTGTTCTGCCTAAAGAACAGCAGGATAAAATACTGAAATCCGGTGGGGCGGCTTCCGTAAGCGTTATGGGGAAACGGGTTAAGGAAAGAAGATTGAACAAGCGCAGAATTGAGCGCGCCGCTGGAGCTGAGACTAAATCGGCAATTTTTGATCACATCAAGATCGGCGACGGCCGTTCTATCGGGAATATAACAATCGGCGAGGTGCCGGAACTATCGGAAAGACTTCTTATCGTCGTCGATATATTGCTCGCCGCGTCCGGCCATGTTGCAAATGCCGAACAGTCAGCCAAGATTCGCAGCGTGCTTAACGAGAATTCCTTTGCAAAAATAGTTGATGACGTTCGTCGAAAACGTACCCAAAAACGCAGCGCGACCAAATAGAGGTGATTGATGTCGGCCGTTAAAATTGCTGGACCAGACACCCTGCCGCATTTTAGGCCGTTTTATAGGGGTTTCTGGCCATCCGGCCGGCTGATACCCACAAGCAATAGTATATGCTTGACGGGCATGACCGAATCTGTGCCTTAATCAGGCGTCCAGAATCCCATTCTGAGGTTGCGTCGGGCGGGTCTCAATGGAGATCAAAGCACGATACAGCGGCGGGGAGCCGAGAGAATATCCCGCTACATGGGGCAAAATCTTCGCAACCGCGGAGATTTGCTCTAGCTACGCACACTTCCTTGTCGGATATCCGATCTGCAAGCCCGGCCATCGCGCCGGGCTTTGCCGTTCTAATAGTAGAGGCTTGGAACATTCAGCAGACATTACTGTTGATCTGTTATCCGCCCCGTCAAACAAGGAGAGTGCGACATGCTCCATAGCGATCCGAATCCCCCGAACAAGCCGAACGAACCGAATCCTCCGAACAAACCGAACGAGCCCAATCAGCCGCGGTAGGTGGCTTGGAGAACCGAACAGAAAACCGGGCGCTTAATTGCGTCCGGTTTTTTCGTTTCTAAAGGTAGGAGCTCGGCCCGTGATCCTTGGGTCTTGCTCTGCTCCTCATTGAGCGTTCCTCCCGGAACACAAACTTGGGCCGCTCGTCGCGCACCATGCTTTCGAGCGGTCCCTTTTCATGAATCGAATAAATGTCACGTGGTCGTCACGCCCAACCGGATGCGGTGAAGGCGCTTAAAGGAAATCCAGGCAAACGAAAACTGGCGTTGAACGATGCCGGTAAGGAAGATTCGCGCGCGCGTCCTGCGCTCGCCGTGGTATTGCCGCCGGAATTTCTGACGCACGATCGCGAGAAGGCGATCTTCACAAAGATCATCGAAGACTATCTGCAGCGTCGCATCGCGCGCCCGGTCGATATAACCGCTTATGGTCGCTGGGCTTCCTACGTTCACCGATGGGTTGGTTGCAAGGAACAGCTCGACGGCAAAGCGACCTGGTACAAGATCGCGTCGAACCATGGCGAGCGCCTGGCGCGGCATCCGATGTTCAAGGACATGCTCGATCTCGAGCGCGTTCTGCAGTCACTTGAAGATCGGCTCGGGCTCAATCCTGCGGCAAGGCAAAATATTCTCCGCGGCCTAGCGGCGATGCCGGCGGCGATGGGTGGATTCTTTGGGGAAGAGCCACCTCACCCGGACGATAAGCCTGCGTCGGAAATGCCGGATGGTGTAGCACCGGAGGCCCCACCACTATCGCCACTCGGCTATCTGCAGAACGCCGGCAAATTAAATTGATCGAATGTGATGTCGATCAGTTCCGTTCTGGTAGAACCGAAAAAAGTCAAAGCCCCCCGCAGCCCCTACTACTTCGACAAAGCCAAGGCGGACGCGGCGGTCGGTTTTTTTCCACGGTTTCTCTCTTTCGTCGATGCTGAATGGGCCGGAAAGACTTTCCACCTGAGTCCGTGGGAGGCTTTTCACACCCGGCAGATATTCGGTTGGCGCCGGCGCAAGGACGGATCGCGCCGTTATCGTTTTGTGCGTGGTTGGATGCCTCGCAAAAATTCGAAGTCGACTTGGGCCGCTGGCGTCGGACACTTGCTGACGGTTGGGGACGGCGAGGCTGGCGCACAGGTTTACTCGCATGCACTCGACAAGGCACAAGCCTCCGTCGTGTTCGATATCGCCGCGCGCATGGTTGCGTTGTCTGAGCCGCTTTCAAATCTCTACGAGGTAACTAAGACCGGTTTATTTTGCCCCGCACTTATGGCGGGGTTTCGCCCCCTCTCTGGTGAGGCTTACGGCAAGCACGGTCTTTCGCCGCACGCCAATATCGGCGACGAAGCACACGCCTGGCGCGACGGCAAACTCCACACCTTTTTAATTCAGGGAATGGGTGCTCGGCGCCAACCGCTTGATCTGACCATCTCGACCGCGGGCGAAATAAAGACTTACGGCTTCGATCTTTACGAAACGTCAAAGCGGATTCTGGAAGACCCTTCGCTTGACCCAGAAACCTACGTTTTCATCTATGAGGCAGACAAGGATTGCGATTGGACCTCGCCCGATGTGTGGGCAAAGGCAAACCCAAATCTCGGAATCTCGCTGAAGCGTGAATTTCTCGAGTCCGAGTGCAAGCGGGCAATCCAAAGCCCGCGCATGGAAAACGACTTCAAGCGGTATCATCTCAATATCTGGGTGGAGCAGGCGAAGCGTTGGTTTCCGATGCACCGTTGGTCGGAGAATACGGCGGCACCAACCGATAAGATTTATTGGAAGGCACTGCCGCAGCGTTTCATGGGCGGTGGACGCAAAGCCTATCTCGGTCTCGATCTGGGTTCTACGTCGGACATCACTGCCGCGGTCTGGGCGTTCCCGCCGGAAGATGAGAAAGGTCGTGTGACGTTGATCCCGCGATTCTGGCTTCCGGAAAGCACGGTTGCCGAGCGCGATTCACCGCGCACTCCATATAAGCGATGGGTTGCGGAAGGCGCGCTAAAGACCACGCCGGGAAATGTTACCGATTACGATTTCATCGAGCATCAAATCTGCGAGGATGCGACTGCGTTCGGCTGCACGATGATCGGTTACGATCCTTGGCGCGCGATGCAAGTCGCCATTCATCTGCAGGAAGAGGGTTTGCCCTGCAAGGAATTCCGCCAGGGTTACGGCTCGATGGCCGAGGCGTCGGCGGAAATGGAAAAACTATTTACTTCCGGCAAGCTCGAGCACGGCAATCACCCTGTTCTGGAATGGATGTTCGGCAACGCCACCTATCGCAAGGATCCGGCCGGCAACATCAAACCAGACAAGGAGCGCGCCGCTGAAAAGATCGACGGCGTGGTGGCTGGTGTCATGGCCGTCGGCTTGATGAACGCGACCAAGCCCAATGGCGGGCTCGATAGTTTTCTTAAAGCTCCTGTCATCTCTGGGTTGGCCGCCGTAAACGCCAAATAATTCCGCCGCGATAAAGGTTTTCGCCTTATGGGTATGATCTCGAAGGCGACTGTGGCCCTGTTAGGGCCAACCCTGACAAATGTTGCGCTCAAGAATGTTTCTATTCTCGCGCGCGGTCTTGGCCTTACCGATCCGCGGCTCTACCATTTCTTTTCGAGCGGGCCGACACACGCTGGCGAAGTCGTCACCGTCGATTCCTCACTGCAGCTCGATGTTGTTTGGGCATGCGTTCGGTTGATAGCGGAAACGATCGCCACGCTGCCACTTTTCATCTACAAGCGGAACAAAGACGGCCAAGGCGTAGTCGACGACACGCATCCTCTTTATAGGCTGCTACACGATCGGCCGAATGCCGATATGACGGCGGTGGAATTCTGGACCTGTACAGTCGCGGCCATTCTGCTGTGGGGTAATTCATACGGGGCCATCATCCGCCGCAACGATGAGGGTGATGTTGCCAGTCAGCCTGGGCCGGACAATCCAATTGTCGCAATCACGCCGATGCGGCCGGACCGCGTCACGGTGCGCCGACATACAGACGGTTCATTGACCTATCATTATTCGTTCCAGGGATTTATTGCCACTCTACAAGAATTTCAGGTTCTGCATATCAAGGGGTTTTCGCTCGACGGCCTGGTCGGCATCGCGCCGATATCACAAGCACGTCAGGGTCTAGCAAGTGCAATGGCGGCCGAGAAAGCGGCCGGTTCATTCTTCCGTAATGGCATGCGCCCAAGCGCAATCATGGAAGCGCCGACTTATCTAACCGACACACAGCGCACTCAAGCCAATGCGATGATCGAGCGCTTTTCCGGTGCCATGCAAACCGGCGGCGTTCCTCTGCTGGAAGGAGCGTGGAAACTTAATACAGCAGTTTCTCTTCCGCCCGAAGACGCGCAGCTCCTACAGACCCGCGGATTCCACGTCGAGCAGATGTGCCGCTGGTTCATGGTGCCGCCGCCGATGATCGGCCACACCGAAAAATCGACCGCATGGGGAACCGGTCTTGAGCAGATGAATTTGTGGTTCCTGATGTATTCGCTGCGCCCTCATTTGGAACGCATCGAACAGGCCATCATGAAATCCCTGATGCTGCCGCAGGAAGCCATTGCCTATTACCCGGAATTCAATGTCGACGGCATTCTGCGCGCCGACAGTTCAATCCGCGCCGCGCTCTACAAGACGCAAATTGCATTCGGTCTGAAGACCCCGAACGAAATTCGTGCGCTGGAAAACGATCCGCCTGATCCAGAAGGCAACGATTTGATGATTATGTCGAACATGCTTCCGATCAAATTGCTGGGAGAATTCGTCCGCGGACGCGCGCCGAAGCCGCTCGATCCAAATGCATCGCCTGCTGCGCCGACTGCCGCCGATCTCGCCGACGAGGCAGCGGCAACCTTCGACGATACGACAGACACCGGAGCAACCAATGCGCAATCTTGAGATTTTCGTCGCGCCGACAGAATTCAAGTTTGTTGGTGAAAGTCAGCCCGGCGTATTTGAGGGCTACGGCTCGGTCTACGACATTCTCGATTCGCACAAGGATGTAATCGTCAAGGGCGCCTATGACACGACGCTCGCCGAGCATGCGGTCAAGGGTACTATGCCCGGCATGTATGTTGAACATTCGGCCTACACCGGCGGAGATCCACTCCCGGTTGGCGTTTGGACCGAGGTAAAATCCGATGACCGCGGCCTGCGTGTCAAAGGCAAAATTTCCGCGCTCGACACCGACCACGGCCGCCGCATTGCGGGGCTGATGAAGGATGGCGCGCTCAGCGGCTTGTCGATTGCTTATGCGGTCCCCGCCGGCGGCGCCCGCATGGGCAAGAAGCAGGGCGAACCGCGGCGCACGCTCACTGAGCTCAAGCTGCACTCGGTCGATATCGTGCGGGATCCGAGCAACAGCGCGGCGCGCATTCAGGAGATCAAGTCGGCCTTCCGCATGCATCTCAAGGACGCCCCCGACGGCGATGGAAATGATCCGAACGAAGACCCGTTCGAGGCTGACGTCGAGGCCGCGATCACCGCACTCTGCGCTGCGATGGACATGCACGACAAATCGATGGCCAATGGCATGGGCACGATGAGCTCTTACAACTCATCCAAACACGACGCCGTGTTGATGAGTCACATGCAGGACGCCCACCAGGCATTGACCGGTGATCGCGTCCCGGCCGGCATGACCGGCTATTCAAAATCAGGAATGACAATTCGCGAGATCGAAAAGAAACTCAGGGATGAGTTCGATCTTTCTCGCGCTCGAGCCAGCGAAGTCGCCGTTCGCTTGTTCGGATCGCTACCTCGGGATGAGGGAAGCAACCAGGCGACGCATGTCAGCAAGAAAGCGGCTCTGGACGAGCTCAGCTTAAACTTGGCTGATTTTTCCCTCCCCAAATTCTGACACGCCAAGGCGTGCAGACAAACGAGGTTAACGATCATGGCTAAGGATAAAGACGGAAACGAGATCGACACCGAAGTCGAACTCAAGACTCTCATGGCTGGGCTGACGAAGGCCACGGCCGAAGTCAAGGACTGGTCCAAGACGGCGAAATCCGAAATGGAAAGCCTTGGCAAGATGACCAAGGAAACCAAGGACGGCGCCGACAAGGCGCTGGCCGAGATGAACACGAAGGTCACTGGACTCTACGACGAGTTCGAAAAGAAGACCGGCGCGCGCATCGCCGACATCGAGCAGAAGATGGCCCGCCGCGGCGGAAACGCTTCCGGCTTTGAACCCATAAAATCGATCGGCGAGATGACCGTCGAAAACGATGCCGTCAAGAAACTGATGGAAGCCAAGCGTGGCATGGTGCAGGTCACCATGGAGCGCAAGAACATCACCAGCGCCGCCGGGACGGTTGGCTCCGGTGTGTCGCCGGCGACGTCCCTTGTCGTGCCGCAGCGCGAACCGATGGTCGGTCTGCCTTTGCGGAAGATGACGATCCGGGATCTTCTGACGCCCGGAACGACGATCTCAAGCAACATCGAATACCCGGTGGAAACCGGAACGGTCCCCCCGACGATCACTGCTGCGGCCGTCTCGGAAGGAGCGACGAAGCCAACCGGCGATTTGACATACGATCTGAAAAGTTCGCCGGTCAGAACTTTGGCCTGGATCATGAAGGCGTCTCGGCAAATATTGGACGATGCGCCGCAACTCCAAAGCTACATCGACGGTCGCCTACGTTACGGCCTGGAATATATCGAAGAGGTGGAAATCCTAACCGGCGACGGTACTGGTAATCATCTCCTAGGAATTATTCCCCAGGCTACCGCATTCTCCGATGCACTTTCGAGCACCCAGCAGATCGATAAGATTCGCGCTGCGATGCTGCAGGCGGCTGCGGTCTCGTTATTCCCGGCGACGGGAACGGTCTTGCACCCGACGGATTGGGCGAAGATCGAAACGCTCAAGGACACGCTTGGTCGATATATCGTCGGTGATCCGCAAGGTCGCATTCAGCCGATGCTTTGGAATCTCCCAGTCGTCGAGACTATCGCGATGACCGTAGCTCACTTCCTGACCGGAGCATTCAGGCTCGGAGCCCAAATATTCGACCGTTTAGCGATAGAGGTATTGATCAGTACTGAGGACGGAAATAACTTTTCTCAGAATTTGATCAGTATTCGCGGAGAGGAAAGACTTGCTCTAGCCGTTTATCGTCCTTCTGCCTTCATCTATGGGGCACTTTAGTAAGTATATCGCCAATTAATACTTGGAATATACTTGCTGCTTGATGATCCAAAGTGAATGGGCTATAAAAAGCGAAATCCGCCGAGACTTGTGATCTCGGCGGATTTCTAAACATCACCGATTGGTTGAGAATCAATGATGCCTGAACGAAAAGATGCCGAATCCGCCGCGACTTCGCAAGCCATACGCCGGTTCGTTTGCCGGGACTGTGAAAAGACAGTCGTTCGGACAAGCAATTCCCAGAAAATTTGCGCGAAGTGCAAGAGAGAGCAATCCAACCGGATTAGCAACGCTTGGCATAAGCGTAAAACTATCGAACGCGGCGGCACAACGCGCGGCGATGTCTTTCAGTGTAAATGTGGTGCTGACGTAATCCGCGGCTCGGGCGCTCAAAAATTATGTTCTGATTGCCGCGCGATCGAAAAGAAAGCCTATAAACAGGCACATCAACGGGCGGCACATGGCGTGGTTGTCCCGCTTGGCAGTTTTATAAAATGTGAAACCTGTCCGGCTCAGATCGTGCGCAACGGTGGCCTACAAAAATATTGTCCTGAATGCCGCCGCCAATCCCAATTGAAAATTGACCGCGACATTTACCGTAAGCGGCAGGGTCGACCGACGGCAAATTTGGGAGACATTATTAGTTGTAAGAAATGCAATAGGGATATTGTTCGGAAGGGTGCTTTACAGAAATTCTGTACAATATGTGTTGTTGAAGAACGGACGGAGCAGGCGCGCAAGAACCAATCGCGACGGATGGCCAGCAGCCCGCAGCTGCGACTTAATTCAAGGATTGGCAGCGCGATCGCGCGCAGCCTGAGGGGATCCAAGGCCGGCGCCCATTGGGAGAATTTAGTCGGCTATTCCCTGAAGGAATTGATGCTCCACTTAGAGCGCCAATTTTTAGAAGGGATGACGTTCGAAAACTACGGCGACTGGGAGGTTGAACACATTCTGCCACTCGCTATGTGGAATTTTGACGGACCCTCCCATCCTGATTTCAAATTTGCATGGGGATTGCCAAATATTCGGCCATGGTGGGCCGAAGACAACAACGCCAAGCGCGATCATCGCCTTCATCTTCTCTAGGAGAGCAGTTTTATGCCGGAATTGGTGAAAATGAAGGCGATGCGCTCATGGCGCAATGATCAATTTGAGGGACATGTCAACCTTGGCCGAGAGTTTCTGGCGACTGAGGATCGGGCGCGAGATTTGGAGCGCGCTCAGCTCGCAGTGCGGCTGCCCCGTCATTCCGGTGAGACCGTCGAAGTTAAGGCAGACGCTCCGCAGGAGCCTAAGCGCCCTTTATCGGCGCGCGAGGTCAAAAAAAAGACGTTGGACCAAAACCCGCTCTTTTGATCCACGGATGCTGGGGTCTTGGCGATAATATATATTCGCGGCCGTTCATTAGTGCACTCTGCCAATATCATGACGTTTGGCTAGATACGCCGTGGCCGGAACTCTACGAGGATTTGCCGTTACGTTTTGTGCAGGGTGACCGCCGACTGCGCACGCAAACGCAAAATGTCTTGCTGCAGCCAGCGGGCCGATGGTCGCCTACTCCGTATGGTATCAGTACCGTGCATGTCGGTTACAAAGGCATGCAACTCGCCAACGGTTCTGTTATCACTGCGATCGAGCAATCGCTGCCATATAATGGAACGAAGCCGAAATGGGATTTGCCGCCATTAGGCAAGAGCCCGGTTGATTCTGGTAAGGCAAAACTCGCGGTTATTCGCCCCGTCACTGTGCGAACGGAATGGCAGAACGACGCAAGAAGTCCCCGACCGGAATATATTGCGAGCATTGCATCCGATCTGAAAAGCCGTGGCTTTGCTGTCGTGGTGGTAGCTCATTTAAAGGTTGGCGAGGAATGGCTCGCTGGCGAGTTGCCGCCGCACAATGCCGCTTTCGTCAACGGAGAATTCGACGTCCGCCAGTTGCTCGCGCTCATTCGCGATGCGGACGTGGTCGTCGGCGGCGTCGGTTGGATCGTGCCGGCCGCGATCGCACTCAAGACCAAGGCGTTCATCGTGCTCGGCGGTCATGGCGGCCATAACGCACCAGAGAAAATAACCGATCCGCGCATGAATTTATCGCGCATCGGATTTGCAATGCCCGAAAGGTTCTGTCGATGCACGGATATGCAGCACCTTTGCGACAAGCAAATAACGAATTTGTCGGAACAGTGGATGGGCTTCGTGAACCGAGCCGGTCTTTACGCCACATCATCGCAGCGCGCCGGCTGACATGGTGGCCGGATATCGGGATCGGTTACTATCCGGTCGAGGCCGGAATCGCACCCTACAACACCGCCTATTTCGACCGCTTTGCCGACCAGGCCAATTCGGAGATCGGCCGCACTCTGATGCGGGCGCGTGTTGATTTTGTCGCACGCCATTTCAGTGGAACGCTGGTCGATGTCGGAATCGGATCCGGCGCCTTCGTTGAATTGCGCAACCAGGGGCGTCGCAAGACTTACGGTTGGGACGTTTGTCCGAAGGCGATGAAGTGGCTGGCGGACAAGAATCTGCTGATTGATCCGAATCTCGTGCCGGTTGATGCGATTAGTCTATGGGACGTGCTCGAGCATATCCATGATTTCCGTCACCTATTGGATAATGTGAGAGAGTGGGTTTTTGTCTCGCTGCCGATCTTTAATGACTGCGATCATGTGCTTGGCTCGAAGCATTTTCGTAAAGACGAACACGTTTGGTATTTTACCGCACCAGGTTTGATTACGGTGATGAATTCACTGGGCTTTGATTGCATAGAGCACAGCGACATCGAGACCAAGATCGGTCGCGAGGACATCGGTTCATTCGCATTCCGGAGGCGGTGATCCATGTCGCTCGTTCTCGTCGAACCGCCGGATGTCGAGCCATTGACCACTGCGGAAGTGAGGGCGCGGCTTAACATTGGTACTGAGCTAACAGATACCGTGGTCGATGCACTCGTCAGCGCGTCACGGCAGATGATTGATGGGCCAGATGGTTGGCTCGGCCGGGCATTGAATACGCAAACCTGGAACTTGGTGCTCGATCGCTTTCCAACGTCAAATTATTATTACCAGGAAAAGGGCTTTTATCCGCAGGAAGTCTGGTATCCGCACCCACAGGAATTGTGGGGGATGTATCCCTACACGTCGAAAAAACGCCACGGCATTGCAATTCCATTGCCGCCTCTGCAGGAGGTCGTGAGCGTCACTTATCTCGACGTTGATGGAAACCCGCAGACATTTGATCCGGCTACCTACATCGTTAATGCGGACGCGCCGTCCGATTTGTCTTTGGTTACGGGTGCGAGTTGGCCGTCTACGGCGCTGACTCCTGGCTCTGTCATAGTTCAGTTTATTGCGGGTTACGGAGACGATGGAACGGATGTTCCGGAAACAATTCGAACAGCAATAGCGCTGCAGGTCAGCCACCTCCGATCTCTTACACAGCAAAATCTATTTCTTAGCCGGGAATCCGTACCGGGAATTCTAGACCGCGGCTGGACTATGGGCGGTGGCGCGGAAGCCGCGATCAATGGGGCCGTGCAAGCACTTCTTACGAGTTATCGCGTTTGGATGTAACGCGTGTCACGGTCGCGGTGTCCGCTATTCCGCAATGATCAATTCCGCTTCGCCAATCTAACATGAGGCATTCCCATGACCGTTCAAAATTCCACGACCGTTCGCAACGGGATGCTCGATGCGTGGGAAACCGCGATCGGCCCTTCTGCGAAATTGCGATTTTACACAGGGGCACAGCCTGCAAATTGTGCCGCAGCCGAAGCGGGCACGTTACTCGCTGAGGATGCTATGGCATCAGATTGGGCAGCTGCTGCGTCAGCGGGAGCAAAGGTATTTAATAATTTATCCCTGGTGACGACAGGTCTCGCCGCAGGCACGATCGGACATTACCGAATTTATGATTCGACTGGGGCAACTTGTCACGAACAGGGGGCAGTTACTATCACAGGAAGTGGTGGCGATCTGACGGTCGATAATCCATCGATTGCAATCGGCCAGACCATCAACGTCAACGGATTCACCAAGACAGCGCCGGGGGCCTAATCCGATGACAACTTCTAATGTACCGGTCACTCCGGGCTCCGGCGCTGATATAGCAACCAATTCGATTACTGAGGATGCGGTAACAAAGCAACTTCAGCGCTTTGTGCCAAATACCAGCGCGGGTGCCGAAATAATTTCGACTGCCTCTGGATCGGATGGATCAGGAACGATTACTACTGGCGGAACCGCGCAGGATTTATTTGCATCCGCAACACCGACAAACGGATTCACGGTTCACAATCCAGACGCGACCGAAGATTTATGGATTTCATTATCAACTACTGCGCTGGCGAATGGACAAGCGAGTATCAACGTCGCTGCTGGCGGGGGTAGCTATACGACGCCACACGGCATGCTTCCATTCCATTCCGTCAGCATAGTCGGCGCCACGACCGGGCACAAATTCACAGCGATCAAGTGGTGATCATGATGAAAAATACCATCAGGTTTGTTGTCCTTGCGCTGCTGTTCGCGCCTAGCGTTGCATGGGCACAGACTGGCAATGTCAATGTGAAACAGTGGGGCGCTGGAGCCAGCCCAATCTTAGGAGCGATGGCAAACTACGGCACATCACCCGGCGCGGTGAAGGTGCCTGGGGTTAATGCGTTTGTAACGAACACAGTCACCGAGGCAAATTCTGCCGCCATCTTGGCTGGCATCACTGGCGCAATTCCTACCCAAGCCCCGACGGTCTCGATCGGCGGCGTCGGTATAGTCGACAGCGCCGGCGCCAACGTCGCGACTGTCAAGGCGGCATCAACCTTGCCTGCGGCGACTGACACAACACTTGTTGTTGGGCTTAACCCAGGTACGGCAACGGCGGGAACTCCGACCGGCGCCATTGTGACGGTGCAGGGCGTTAGCGGGGGGCAACCACAACCGGCAATACTGAATGCTGAGACGACCAAGGTTATCGGCACAGTCAATCAGGGCACGTCTCCGTGGGTTACAAATTCAACCTCTACTAGTCAGTACCCGGCTGGGGCCGTTCCGATTACCGCGTCAGCTACCGGAACCACGGGGGCAACAACCGCAACGCTCGCTGGCACCGTTGGAAAGACCACGTACATCTGTGGCTACTCGATCCGCGCTAACGCGACCGCAGCCGCGACCGTCACCAACACGATCACTGGCGTCATCACAGCAACGATGAGTTCGATCATGTGGGTTGCCCCTCTTGCTTCAGGCATCGGGGTTGACGAACAAATATTCTCGCCGTGCATCCCGGCAAGTGCGACCAACACTGGCATTGCCATTGTCTCTGGAACGCCAGGTGCCGGTGGCAATGTATCGTCGAAGGGCTGGGGATATCAACTGTGAAACTTGTCCTCGTACTCATAGCTGCGCTTGCTCTAACCGCTCCAGCACTTGCGTTCTGGCACGGCACCGGAGGCAGTCCGCCCCCATCAGGTCATCCGACCTACTACTTTTTAGGATTTTAACATGCGCAAGATAATCCTAGCCCTACTTATCGCGCTGGCTCCGAGTCTGGCTTGTGCGCAGAATGTCAGCACGGTCACAATCACCAGCGGCGTGCCAACGGCAGGATCTGGCACTGTCTCGACGTTGGACAACCTTATTGGGACGGCGGGAACGGCGAAGTCAAATGTTCTGACAGTGCAGGGCATATCAGCCATGACGCCGTTCCTGGTGGCACAGTCAGGGACATGGAATGTAACGAACGTCAGCGGTACTATTTCACTGCCGACGGGTGCGGCAACTTCTGCCAATCAAACAACAGCAAATTCTTCTTTGGCGACGCTTGTTACAAACAGCGCTGCGGCCATTCCTGCAGGGACCAATCCCATAGGCTACCTAACCGGGCAATACCCTGGTGGTGCTACGCCGATCACGGGCAACAGCACAGGTACAACCGGCGCGGTCGTTGGCACGCTCGCCGGAACGAGTGCCAAGACGACCTACATCTGCGGTTTCGACGTGTCGGCTCTCGGAGGAACGGCAACGGTGGGACCGATAGTAGTTGCAGGTTTGATTACAAGCTCGGCAACTTATCAGTTCTCATCAACCGCAGCAGGATCCACGTTCTCGCGAAGTTTCAACCCCTGTATCCCGGCCATCGCGGTGAACACTCCGATCACCATCACGACTACGGCTGACGGAACCGCCTCGGCGGTAGATGTAAATTCGTTCGGGTATGAACTATGAGAAGCCTGAGCACTGCGCTGCTCGCAACTTGCTTATGGTTCGTTGCGACGGGTGCATGGACGTATTGGCAGTCGCGCGACTCCAACTACAACATCAGCATCAGTGGTGGAGTTACTCCTCCAGTCACCCAAGGCAACTGCGCGATTATGCCGGGAATACCGCAGGCTTGCTCGGACACAGTCGCGTTCATCCCGTCTCCCATGCAGTTCTGACAAAGGAAAACACACCATGAAACAGTTTCTCAAGCATTGGGGCTTCGGGCTTTTCGCTCTCGCGGTCCTGATCTTTCCGTCGATGTACGTGTTCGGCGGGGCAGGAACGACGTTCAACCTGCCGCAGCCAGGCACAGCAGCACCGATCTGGTCATTTGTCTGTCAAACGACGGATATTTGCTCGGCCACGGTGCTGATTGACAATACCGGAGCTGAAAAGGGTACGGCGGCCAATCCGCTCTTTGAAACGCCGACGGCGGGACCGTCAGGTGGTGCGACGGCATACCCGGTGTTTCAGCCTACCGCTAGCGACAACCATCAAGTCGTGAAGAACGGTGCTGGCACCCTCTACGGGTTCACCGTCACCAACAATTCTGCCACGGTCAATTACATCCGTTTCTATAACGCGGGGACCGGATTTAACGGATGCAACAGCGCAACGAACGCCATCAAACAATACGCCATCCCGGCTTCGACTTCGGTTGGCGGTATCTCGGTTCATTACACGGTTGGTATAGCGTTCTCCGCTGGCATCTCAATTTGTGTGACTTCTGGCTACGCACTCACCGACACCACGGCGGCGACTGCCGGCGCCATGAGTGTCAACATTGACTTAAACTGAGTGAGGACCGCGCCATGAAATCTTTCCTTCGCTACGCTCTCACTGCGCTGGCGCTGGCGTTCGTCTCGCTGCCGTCTGCTGCGAACGCGACTACATGCTCAGGCGGAACGCCGGCTAATAATTGCTATTGGATTGGTGGCACCGGAACGTGGGACAACTCGTCCACTACACATTGGTCGTTCACCAGTGGTGGAACGACCTGTACTTGCTTACCGTCGGCGACAACCGATAAGGCCACCTTCGACGCCAGTTCGGGCGGCGGCACCGTCACGGCAGATTCCACCCTAAATAATTCCACGTTCCAATCAATCACCATGGGTGCGTTCACAGGAACGCTGGATTTTGCGACGAGCAACCCGAATATTACTTTAACCAATGAGTTTAGCGGCACGGGGACTGGAACCAGAACCCTAAATCTAGGGAACGGAACATGGACCCTGAGCGGATCTGTGGCGACCGGCGTTAATTGGGACTTCAGCGTCGTAACCAATCTGACGTTTAATGCAAACAGTTCGACGATCGTGTGGGGCGGGAACGGTGTTAACGGATCGAGTATCTGGAACGGCGGCGGTAAAACCTACAACATAGTTACGATGAACTCGTCGACCGGTACGCCTAAGTCTTTTGGTAATACTGGCGGCACCATCGCCACACTAAATCTAAACGGGCCAGCCAGATATATTATTACAGGGAACGCAACGCAAACTATCGGGACGTTAAATGCTATCGGAACGTCGACCGGACTGATCCAGTTTGACGACAGTGCTGCGCAAGCCGTAAATCTGGCAATCACTACAGCGGCGACAATAAGCTGGGCATCAATTTTTCATACCACGTTCACCACGACCGCCGTGACCGCGAACAACTCCTTCGACATGGGGAGCAACACTGGCATCACCATTAACGCGCCAACCGGCGGAGCCGGAGGCGGAAGCCATTGCATCGGTTGCTAAAACGTGAAGTTCTCTCGACGAAACTTTCTATTGGCTGGTGCGGCTACGATAGCAATATCGCAGGACGCCGAAGCATGGTGGCCGCACGGAAGCCCGCCGCCTCCTTCTTCATCATTTCCTCTGTTGACGCTAACCTCAGACACCGGATCGTCTCCTTCAGACAACATTACCAATAATAATGTTCCGAACATCGCGCTTAACACCGATCAGATTCTAAAATCTGGTGATGTCGTCGCACTCATCGACGGCAGCACAACAATTTCAACCCACACTATCACCTCCGGAGAGGCTAACGCCGGCGCATTTAGTTGGGGACTTTCGGCGCTCGCCGACGGCACTCACATATTCACTGCGACGGTTAATGGTGGTATCGCCGGTACGCCACTGACAGTAGTGATCGATACGATAGCCCCAACTCTTTCGAGTGCCGCTGGTGCACAGAATGGTACCAACGATACTAACGCCGCCTTGTCGGTGACGACGAACGACAGTCCCGGCTCTCTATTTTGGGTGGTGACCGCAAGCGCAACGCCACCAACCATAGCCCAGGTCGTTGCCGGTCAGAACGACGGCGGGACCGCGGCCTTGGCAAATGGATTGACGCCGGTTTCAAGCACGAGCCTTGCTGCCACTGCGTTCGGACTGACCACATCGGGCACTCGCCACGCCTACTTCGTGCATCAGGACGTGGCAGGGAACAACTCTGCCGTTGCGTCTTCGGGCGGTTGGACGCAATCGCCCAGCACCGGATTTGACGTCCTTACCACCATCGCGCCTAATCTTTGGCTGGCCGCCGATGATCGATTCACAATGTGGCAGTATTTGGCGGGAACCAGCCAGGTTGTTTTCAATCTAGACCACGTAGCTAACTGGAGCGATAAGAGTGGTTCCGCGTTTAATCTCGCTGCGATCTCTGACATCATTCCGCGATCAACCCAGAACTTCCCCGTTCCAGTGTTCAAAACTTCTCCGCGTTGCGTCAGTTTCGATGGCATCAATGATGTCCTTGGGAAGGCCACTCCGCTTGGTTTAGCTGCGGCTATGACATCTCATGCAGGATCAACAATCTGCATGGCGGTCAAGCCAAACCCGGCCGCCAGCCGCGTTTTGCTTCAGGAGTTTGTCACCTCTGGATCGGAGATATTCGACCCCATCGGCTCTGGTGTAACGACTGCGTCCACGTGGCTGGCGAACATGAGGAACGATGCTGGCGGAATTTTTGTGAACAACCAAACATTAGCTACCGGAGTCTTCGACAACACTTGGAAGGTGCTGACCTTTATCGACGACGGAACCAAACTGACTGCTCGGGTAAACGGGGTTCAAGTCGGGACGTACACCTACAGTGCTCCCGGTACGCTAACCAGCGCGAACTTTGCTTTAGGGAACGCTTCCCTTGTCTCGAACTCGTTATTCTTTGCGGCCGACATCGCTGAGCTGGTGATCAAGCTCTCAGGATCGATCAGCCCGACGAACCTCGCTCATCTCGAAACGTACATGGGAACCAAGATAGGGCTGACGATATGACGGTCCCCGCACCGCCGTACCTCATCGTCGGGCTAGCCGGAGACAGCAACGCCGGATGTGGCGACTTCTACGACGCGTCCATAGACGTTAGCGACAACAAGGTTGCCGACTTCCTGGACAACGGCACCATACAGCTGGCCACTGAGCCATTAAACAACAACCTAACCAATGGCATGAATCCAAATTGCGTTGGTTCAACATTGGCGCTGTGTCGATTGCTATCGCAGCGCGGCAAGATCCCATCCGGGTACAACATCCTGATAGTGGACGGCGCCCGAGCTGGGATGGCCTTCAACGCCGGATGGGCTGTCGATAGCAGCAGAGTAGGTCTTGATCCTTGGGAGGCGAAGCTCGCTGCAGCTCTGGCACAAAATGCGGGCAATAGAATTTGGTTCTTCGACTGGAACCACGGTTACAACGAAACTGGCTTAGAAGGTAACCAGACTCCATACACCGCCCACATGATCTCTCTTTGGGCGGAGATCAGATCGATGTACACGACCGCCGCGATGGCACCGCTCCTGGTGGTCGGCCCTCCGCCGGATCGCTCTAATATCGTCAATGACGAAGGCATCGGGGCGATAACTGCCCATCTTGATAGTCTTAATTATCTGGATAATTGTGCTTACGTCGATCCTACAGACGGGAATGTGGGAGTTCATGGGTACCCTACGAATGGAGTCTCAATGGTCGGCGCGTATCCGGCAACGGCCGCTTTAGTTGCCGCCGACGGAGGCCCGAAGATTTTGCATTCCGCTTATCCGCACAACAACTACATCCACTTCAAAGCCAACTCACATCGCGGTGGTCTTGATAATAGTTTTGGCTCAGATGGAACTACGGCGACGAACACCGGAGAGACTGTTGTGTATCCGTTGTCCGAGCGCAAATACACGGCGCTCATGAAGATGGGTTGGCGGTCGATAACAACTTTTGCTGGCGGTGGTGCTCAAGGCTCACTCGACTTCTCTGTAAACAGCAATACCAGCTTCCTAGCGTTGGGATTGCCATGAGCGTATCCCGCAGAAACTTGTTAATAGGGGCCACGGCGTTAGCCTTTGCACCAAGAGAAGCTGAGGCCTGGTTTCGGCATGGTAAACCGTCTGGAGCTGCGCCTACTACGTTCCAGCCAATTTATTCGCCTGCGCTGCAGAATGATGTCTGGATGGAGACACCGGACGTTATTGGCGTTATGGAGCGCGACGACCCGATCAAGTCAGGCAACATCTTCACGCCTGCCACGCCATACACCGACACTTATGGAGCATACCATACCAAAAATAACCCACGTGATGGTAATACTCCTTACCCTAGCAGCCAAAGCTGTCAGGTCGTAAGGCCAGATGAGAGCGCGGTCAGGTTTGTGGACCTCTATCCGCCGCGCTACATAGATCGGGTGGCATTCGCTCAGGCGTCCAACTACTCGATCGTGGGTGGTGCGGGCTTGACGGTGAGCGCGGTCACCGCGCGCACGGAATTCTGCGGCGCCGGCTATGACGGAAACTTCAGCATCCAGCGCGGTATGCTGACGGCCTACATTCAGCTGGCGTCGCCTCCGGTAGCAAACACGGCATACAAGATCAGCCATAGCGCGGCGGCGTTCCCGGACAGGACGTTAACGTTCAACGACAAGGTGACCCGCGCGGGGGGCATCAAGGTCTCGCACGGAGGCCACCGCCCGAACGATGAGGTGAAGCTCGCGTACCTATGCAGCCGCGTTCCGGGGCGCGGGAACGGCGTCGTCGATTTCGCGGCTTATGGCATGGGCGATGGTGCGACATTCTATCTCATCGACGCTGTGACGCTGGCTACGGTCGCCACCTTCGCGCGTATCAGTGGCGTCGGCGGCATCACAATTCGAAGGGCGTACAATCAGATCGACACAGTGGACTCAGGCGGAGGTGCCTATTTACACGGTTTTGATCTGACTGATTTGAGTCAGGTCTGGAAGATCACCTCTGTCTCAACGACAGGCAATCCGACGACGCTGACCTTTGCTGGCGGGCACGGATTCAGCAATGGCGACCACATGCGATGCTTCGGCATGAGCGGGGCTGGTAATCTCGAAAACACCAGCGACCCAGTGAACAGCTGTTCGAATCCTGCGACGAACATCGCGCTCCCGGTCACCTATATCAACGCCACACAGGTATCGGTTGCCGTTAACAACACCACGGCCCTAACGACGGGGACATGGGATCATGCCGCGTCGGGCGTCGGCCCCGGCCCACACGGCGGCTACGAGAACATGGCCTTCAAGTGCCTGGAGGCGACGAACCGCGCCGGAACGAACGTCTACGGCATGGACTACTCGTCCTTCACGACGCCGGGGCGCTATAAACTCTACATCCCAGGATACGGCGTAAGCGATGAGATCCTCATCGATGAGGCCGCGCACGCGCTGACATGCGCGCATTATCATCGCGGGCTTTATCAGCACCGGCTCGGGATGGCTCTCGACTACGGTTCCTACCAGCGCGGACCGTGCCAGCTCGACGGCGTCGGCGGCTACGAGAATTACTGGTCAACACTTATCTCGATGGCATCATCTGAGGGGAGCGGCGTGGTCCTGGACAACATGGGCGACCACCCCACGCACTATTTGTCTGGGACGGGAGCGTACAACCAGTCGCTTACTATTCCTTATAACTTCGGTGGATCCTACAACTGGACTGGGAGACTTGTCTCACCCGCGCTGCGCGCGGTCGGTAGCCATCCGGCGCATCAAGATGCGGGCGACAACGACGACCTCGCATCTGATCACATGGGAAATATTAACGCTTTCGTTGGTATGATTAAATATATTCCTAAGAACGGCCGCGTCACGCCGTTCCAGACTCCGACGCAGCTCAGTTCGGCCATGTGTGACCCGTCCGTGTGGGACAGTTCAACTGACATCTTGCCTGCCATTGTACACGAGGCCATCTATGCGCTAGAGGCGTACCGCGTCCCGCAAGCGCAGATCGGTGACGGGCGAGTTCCGGGTGGCTACGGCATAGGTCACTTCGCCCAGCAGACCGCGTTCGCGCCAGTATCCATGGATACTTACTGTGGTACCGACCCGACCTTTGCTTCATCCGTGCATGGACCCATAGCATCGTTCCTCTACGCGGCTGACCACTGGACGACGATGCTTTACGCTTCGGCAGCGTGGAATCTATGCGATATCCTGACGCAGTACGGGCTCGGGTCATCAGCCGCCTATACGGCTTATTACAACTCCGGGCTTGCTGCCTTTAATTGGGCTTATAACCTCTATCAAAACCTGACCAACCAAACCGCCTATTATGACGGTGAGATCGGCATGAAGACCTACATGGTCTGGACCGACCCGACGTTTGCCACGAACATGACCACGCTTGATAATCACTGCGCGCCTGCGATCACCTCCGCTTGCTGCTCCTACGTGAAGCTTGTCGGCGCGGCGTCGGCGGCGGGATCATTTTACGAGACGTGGTTGACGGACGGCGGCATGTCTTCGAACTTAATTAATACAAACATCAATACCGTGGATCAGTTGAATTGGGCCTATACGACAGGTCTTCTTGCGAGGATGCAAACGCTGTTCGGAACCACCACCGGAATTAATATGTCGGTGTACTGGTATAACCGCGCGACCGTCAACGTCAACACCTCGCAGTTTCTGGCGGATGATAATTGCTTCCGGGGCGGCTGGGGAGGAGCGTCAAGTCCCTGGCAATTCAACGGATGGGACGCGCTTATCAAAGTCCACGTGATGAAGCTCAATCCTGTACCGAGCGGAAATCCTCCAACAGGAACCGATTACCTAAAGGCGATGCAGAGCGTCGTTCAATGGTGCCAAGGTGCGAACATGGTTGGACGTTCACACAGCGCCATGCACGGGCTGCGCCACATCGAGGCCTGTACGCACGACGACTCCTACAATTCTGGAATTCCGACGCCGGCCGGCTGGTGTAGCCCAGGGTACTGGGCCTTTTGCAGCAGCTCTGGATTCCCGGTCGGCAACCTCAACGGGCCTTTGTCTCCCATCGCGCAGAACGTGAGCACGACGAACTACGGCGCGAACGGCTACGCGAAGCAGATGGTGCCGTGGTGCTACGCGCAGTCGTTCTGGGAACTGCAGCTGCAAGACAAGTTCGCGATCCAGTCAAACGAGAGCTACGTTTGGGGCTACGAAATGCCCTTCACGCTGACCATGATGTATCTGCACGCATGGGACGGCAACACGGCGATCGTTCCTTCAACGGCGTCAGCCTGGACGCCGAAGAAACTGCAAAATCTGATCGGCTGGTACAAGGGCGACAATGGACTTTTTACCGTAAACGATCCTACGCATGGTGTTTGGTACGTGACGGCATGGTCGGATAATAGCTTATACGGACACACGCTCTATAACGGCGGCGAGAACGAATCCAGGCCTGTCACGGACTCGTTGAACGGAATACAAGTCGTACAGGTTAGCACTAACTCTGATGTGGAAGGGTTGGTTTCCAACTCGTTCCGGTTGATATTCAACCCGAACAAGATGTCGATGTTTGCTGTCGTTTTGGCGAATGGCTCTCCTAGTAGCTCACGTATTGCGAGTTGGATGGCGGATATAGATTACGTCAATGCGAGCGATTACTACACGCCGACTTCGATGATTGGCATTCAATTCCAGAATTCTACTACGATCTCGGCTTATCACAACAACGCAGTCGCAACACAGAGCTATACGGCCGGTGGATGGATACGGGTCGGGTCTATCTACGATGGGACAAATCCGACGACTGGTTTTACGGCTTACGTCAACGGCGTCGGTGGAACTCCAGTAGCTCCCGGTAGCGGAACTCTTGGTAGTCCAGGATGCATTGTGGCGACGAAGACTTCGGCGTGGGCAAATGCTATGCCAGGCAAGATAGCCGAGCTCGTCGTCGTCAATGATGTTCTCAGCCCGACCGACATCGCTGCTCTGGATGCTTATTTCACAGCAAAGTGGGGCATTTAAATGTTAATCGTGAAGCAGCAAATGAAAAAACTTCTATTAAGTCTGACGTTTATCGTTGGCCTCATCGGTACTGCTAATGCTCAGACCACTTTCACATTCAAGGATGCTGCTGGTACGACGCAAACGGCGAAGTCGTTCAATTGCACCGGCATTTGCCCGCTTCAGGTGCCAGCGGACGCTTCAGGCGCGGCGTTCGGTGTCACCGGCAACCCCTTCTTTGTGACCTTTCCTTCGGCCCCTGCCGTAAACCAGGGAACGTCGCCTTGGATAGTCAGCAGCACAGCGTTAAGCCCTGCGAGACTTAGTGCGCTGACAAATAGCGCACAGGCCATAAAATCGTCGGCTGGAAATCTTGGAATGCTGGTGTGTGGCAACTCCGGCGCATCGCAAGTCTATGTGCAAGTTTTCAGCAAACCTTTTGGCAGCGTGACGGTAGGAACCGATACGCCGGTATATTCGTTTCCCATTGAACCGGGTGGAAGCGGGGGGTTTACCTTATCTGTTGGTGGAGTTGCAATCGGTGGCACGGGCATCAGCGCCGCAGCCACGACAACCGCTACCGGAGCATCAGCTCCATCTCCTGTTCTTGATTGCAACGCGGCGTTTAACTGATGGGCATGATTTTTCTCGTCCGAAATATGCAGACCGGGAAGCTTCTGTCTTCCATCGGTCCTCCTCGCCTATATGCTGATAATCCCTCTGGCGCGATCCGATATGCCACGAAAGAACTGGCCCAAGTCGATGTTTCAGATGGTGAGAAAGTCGTCGGTTTAGCAGGTGACGTGCAACTGTATGGTGTATCATAATGGGAGCACTGACACTTGTAGTCCACGATGATACATCTTGGTCAACTAATGCTAATATGGCGGCCTGGAATATTATTAGGACAAGAGTTGTTTCGGATCTTCAGACCGCTCTTTCCACGCTTCGTTCGGACGGAACCGATGTAACGATCAACATATATTGTGGATACGGCGAAGTCGATAATCAAACGATGGGCTCTGGCGATATTGGCCAGAGCATGTACTTCGTCGATACGGAAACATACGCTAATATCAGAACTACGTTGTCTGGATTTACAGGGTTAAATACTCTACAGACTTCAGCATTTAATCCATCCACAAATTTACCAGCCACAGACCCGTTTGGTTGGTCAGAGACTATTTTGATTGCCTCGGCACTTACTAAAGCACTTGGCTTTTGGACTGGCAGTGCTACCGACGGTTATTGCGGATTTAGCAGCTCTGCTAGTTTTGATATAACCAGCGTAGACGGATCAACATGTACGGGAGGATATTCTCTCTATGGTGTAATGATGCACGAGTTCACGGAAGTTCTTGGCCGTGAAATGAACACCGGCGCAAATACCACCTTTTACATCGCAGACATTTTTACTTATAGCGCAAGTGGAACGCGCAATAACGCGGCCTCTGGCACTCGCTATCTATCTTCGGATGGCGGCGCGACCAGCATCGTTAGCATGAACAACAACACTAACGGAGATACTGGCGACAATTTGGGTTCTACTCCATATGCTAGCGCCTTCAACGCCTTCGGTAGTACGGGCTTTGCACCCTCAACATCAAGCAGCGTTCCTCTTAAGCCAATTGATTGGTTGTATATGACGATAATTGGCTGGGGTCTGACGGGTCCTGGCTTGGGATATGCTGGTCTTAGTAGCAGTGGTGGACCAGGAGCTACCGTAGCCGTGAAATCTTCAGGCATCCCAATGATGGGTGGGTGATTCGGTACTGACAACATCAACTGGCGTCGGACCGGTCCTGGTGTTACCAAATTGTCCCGGACATATATTCAGTTTCTTCCTCTTTTGTCATACGGCGATATTTCCACTCGTGGTTAATCTGCCGTCGCATGAGAGGACCAGATGACCTTGATCCGTCGATTAGAAGTTTTGTGGTGAAAGAGCTCTCGTAATAATTCCAATCGGTGTCTTTTTCCATTTTTGGCAACTCCTGATTGAAGCACCTGAACTTAAGGCAATCAGCCGACCTTGGCTAGTACCCTAAATTCCAACATCTCGCGGGCGCCAGCGTCGACCAAAGGACATTAAATGTCGTTGCTTTTACTATTTAACCAACCCAGTGGTGGCGGCGGTGGCAGCATCAATGCCTCTGCGTCACAAAATATTCCAGACTTCGCGCAGGCCGCGACTACTGCGGTTATCATCTCTGCGCTAGAAAACGAGACGGTCCCGCAATTTGGTCAAACTGCTGCTGCTGCGGCTATCATCGCCGCTTCAGAAGATGAGACGGTGCCGGCATTTGGCCAGGCAGCTACAGGAACGACAGAGTCTCCAGCTCCGGTGGCGCTCATGCCAGCTTCTCGTGTCGTTATCGTTAATCTCGGAAGATCTCTCTCATGGCCGTTCAAGGATCCAGATGACATTCTTGATTATTATGTCGATTGGTCTAACGCATTAGATGAAGAGGGCGATACTATATCATCGTCGACGTGGATTATTCCAACCGGAATAACAAAAAACAGCGACACGAAGGCTGATCTTGTCAGCGCCATCTGGCTATCTGGTGGCACGATTGGCCAGAGATATTCTCTGACTAACCGCATCGTCACGTCTGGAGGACGCACGATGGATCAGACCGTCAAGATCAAGATCAAGGCGAAATAGGGATGAGCCCGGATGCCTGTATTGCCGCGCTCGATGATGCACTTATGCAGGCCGCTGAAACAGTAATTTTACGGCGTAAGGCTGGCGCGAGTCATGTCGATGTGACGTGCCCGGCTAGGGTCGATGCAATATCCGTTCAAGAGATTGCTGCCGGAATCAATCAGACCGATTTGCATGTAATCATCTCGCCGACGCCGCTCAATAATGCGCAGTGGACCGGTGCGCTGCCTACTCCACTTGCGGCGCCATTCGATGTGGATCCAAGAATTCCGCTGATAGGATCAGACAAGGTGATCGTCGAGAATCGTCTGCGCACTGTGATCTTTGTGGCTTTGCAATCCGTAGAAAATACATTGGTTCGGATCAATATGCGGGTCACGGGATAAGAGACGAAAATGCCGCTCGATGCTTCAATAAGTGGAAATAGTTCAGATATAGACCGGATGCTGGAACAATCTTTGTCGCATGAAGCGCGGCGCGCCTACATCTTGCGGGGGGTTATAGAACAGCGCGCGCGGATCGAGGCCGAGCGGCAAGGCGCCAAGGTTACTTTGACCGTGGATGGCATTAAAAATACTACAGAATCGATGATAAAGGACACCAGTGTCGTCGTCTGGAGATTTCAATGGATCGGAGATTTAATTCGTTGGATCGATCAGCAATTGATCATTCATTCGCCAGTTGAGAAAGACGCAACTAAGGCGGTGCCAGGACAATACGAGCGCTCCTTCATTGCCTATGCGGATGGCAGTGAATTTGATCTCAATGATAAAATTCCGGAACAGGCCGAAGAATATATTATAATGAACACTCAACCCTATGCCGGGAAGATTGAACGGGGAAGATCTCCGCAGGATCCCGATGGTGTGTTTCAAGTTGTGGCCGCTCTTGCGGCTAATCTGGTAGATCCGCTCTGGGCAACCGTACATTTTGAATATCGCACACCGCCGTTCGAGGAAGTAGTGCTGCGGCATTTTGGGAGTCGCGCATTTAATTTGACGCCGGCAATCATTATTCTGGCACCGGCAAAATGATTGGCCAACTGATCTTTCCATCATTGTGACCCCGAGATAATTCATGGCGAGCAAGGCCGTTGTCGATGCTGTGGAGTCCCGTCTTGGAGCGACGTGGACGGTTGTCTCCACCATCGATGCGACGTCGACGGATATTCCCGTCATCGGTGTGAATACGCTTGGCACACCGCCGGCTGATGGATCGTCCTTCATCGAGGTGCAGTATCCGGTTGCCAATGAAATTCACGTCGGAATGGCCGCCGTTGGCAATCGCACGTTTCGAGAATCGGGAGCGTTCCGGCTGATCCTCTCCATTCCGCGCGGACAGGGAATCGCGCAGGGTCTCGATTGGGCCGATCAATTAAGGGTATTGTTTCGCGCAAAGCAGTTCTCAGGCGTTTCGTGCCTCGCACCGAATCCTGCGTTTATCGACAATAGCAACGACACTGGAAATTATTTCGTGCTGTCGATTGTTGTCCCATATTACTTCTATCTCTTCGCTTAAGACTCATCACAAAAACACAGACATCTATGATCCGTCCATTTGGGCGGTTCTTTCATCACAAGGAGAGCCATCGTGGGTTCAACCAACAGAACTACACTCGCATACACGCTCGAATCCACGCCCGGTGTGACGCCGGCAACACCGCCCTTCACCGCGCTGCGGGTGACCTCGAATACGCCGTCATTCACGCCGAAGACGACGACGAGCAATGAACTCCGCGCTGATCGGCAAACGACCGATCTCATCCTGATCGATGCGGAATCGGCAGGCGATACCGCGATAGAGCTTTCGTTCCGGGCCTTCGACGACATGATCCAGGCTGCATTGCAGGGAACATGGTCATCTGATCCGTTGATAACCGTGCTGACGACCGGCGTTGAAATCTCTGCATTGTCGACCACGACCGCGACCGTTGTAACTCCGCTAGGCACACCGTTTAAGGCCGGTATGCTGGTCAACACCGGAGGATTTGCAAATGCTGCAAATAACGGGTTACTGGCAGTAGTCGTCAGCTCGAGCGCAACCGCCGTGGTATTTGGCGCGTCGACCTTCACGGTCGACGCTTCGCCGCTGGCCGGAGCAAAATTGCAGGTATGCGGCTTCCAGGGTGCATCGGCCGATATCACGGCGACGGCAACCGGGTTGGCCTCGACCTCGCTCGATTTCACCACGCTTGGGCTTAGCGTTGGCGAGTGGATTAAGATCGGCGGTGATAGTGCAGGATTGGCGTTCGCGACGGCGGCGTTGAATTCATGGGCGCGCGTAACGGCGGTCGCCGCGCACGCGGTCACTCTCGACAACCTGCCTTCCGGTTGGACGACGGATGCCGGCACCGGCAAGACCCTGCAGATATTCACCGGGGATTTTCTGAAGAACGGCACGACGGTTCGCTCCTTCACGCTGGAACGCCAGCAGCAGGACATCACCGTTCCGTCTTTCGAATATTTCCCCGGCTCGCAACTCGACAAATGGTCGCTCGATTTTAAGGCGGCGTCAATTCTCGCTGGCTCCTTCGCCTTCATCGGCACAACGGGATCTGTTCTCACGACGCGCCTGGCTGGTGCTACCGATATCGCGGCACCAACCTTCAGTGTTCTCAATACCTCATCGAATGTAGGGCGTATGGCGGTCGGTGGCACCCTTGTTGCTGGGCCGTCGTTCTTCCAGGATATCGGCCTCGATCTTGCCAACAATCTAGCAGGCCAGAAGGCCATCGGGACGCTTGGCTCGGTCGGCATCAGAAATGGCTCGCTCTCGTTATCGGGCAAGATCAATGCTTATTTCGGTGACACAGCGTTGCTGGCGGCGGCAATCGCCAATACCCAGACCTCGATCATGATGAAGACCAACCGTACTGATCTTAATCGCGAGGGCTACGTTTTCGATATTCCGGCTCTGAAGATCACTGGCTCGGCGCCGGTGCCGGGGAAGGATCAGGACCGGTATTTCAGCGGCAGCTATCAGGCGTTCCGGCATTCGACACTCGGCTACACAGTTTCTTGTTGCCGCTTCCCATATTTGCCGGTTGCCAATTAAGTTTGATCTTCTTGGTGCGGCGCAAGCCGTACTGTCCAACCCGCGGCCCGGTGCGGGAGAAGAAAACCGGGCGCCGCAATCCCGAATGGACTAGGGAGAATAATCGTGAAACTTTCTGATCTGCTGGTTGATTCCGAGAAGATAGAGAATGGAGATTGGGTTGAGATCACGCCGGCTGCCAAAGGCAAGCCGGCCTTTCGCGTTTGCGTGCGCGGCTACGGCAATGCCGATTATCGCCGCATGCAATCGCGGATGTCGACGGAGCTTAATTCGGAATTTGGAACACATGCAAACATTCCACCAGAGCGTTATGAGGAAGTCGATCTAACTTGCTTGTGTGATACTATCCTAACTGGATGGGATGGATTAACCGAAGACGATGAGGCAACCACTATTCAGTTCTCCGCTGACAAGGCCAAGGAAATTCTCGCCAATCCGGATGCTCGCCTGCTGCGCGGCATGATCGAGAGCGCTGCGCGCAGCATTACCATGCGGCGCAAGAAAAAGCCGGACGCCGTAATAAAAAACTGAGAACGCGGGTCGAGTGGGACATCACTTACGGCCCGCATGCGGAATGGCTGGCGCAAGCGGCACGCGATTCCGGGGAATCAATTCCAGATGACGCCATTGCGCCTGGTCTGCCTGTTGTGTTTGGTTTTTCCTATAGTGCGTTTTGCGAATTAAACAGCGATCGTGAAAGTGGCTTCGGTCTTGGGCCTATACGCTTTACCGCGATCGATGCTTATGCCAGTCGCTATAGGATTACCGGTATTGATGAATTTGAGGAATTCGTTTCAGACGTGCGTTTGATCGACCGGATGTTTCTCGATCTCATTCCAAAACCTAACAAAGATAAATAATCAGCGATGCCTTCACTCGGCGATATCGTCAACACCATCACAATCCGCGGCGTGGCGGATGGTGTTGATGCGACCACGGCGGCGACCAAGGGCCTCAAGGATGCCTTCGACGCGGCCTCGACGGCGGCCAAGAGTAGTGCGGGGGAGATCTCCGGGGCGTTTGATGGCATACAGAAATCGATCGGCGCTGCAGGTGCGGGGGCCGCTGGTGGCGGCGGGTTGTCGTTTCTTGCTTCGGTAGGCATAGGCGCCGCTGCCAGCGCGGCCGGTCTCGGGGTATTTTTGGATTGGGTGCAGAAAACAAATAAAGCACTTTCCGACATGGGTGCGGCTGCACAACAGGCCAATCTCAATCTGCATGATTTCCAGACCTTGCAATTCGCCGCCGGCGCGAGCGGGGTGTCGAGCGACACCTTCGCAAAATCATCTGCCGAGATGGCAAAAAATCTCGATGAGGCAAGCCGCAAGGAGAATGATCTCTCAAAGCTGCTTGACGCCAATAATATAAAGTTTAAGGATGGAAACAAACTCATCATCGATATGAACGGCTTGTGGGATATATCGCGCGACCTGATCTCGCGCGCCGCCAGCGAGCAACAGAAGATCAAGATGGCCGACATGATCGGCGCCGGCAAGGAACTGGTGCCGTTGTTAAGCGAGGGCGCGGCGGCTTTCACGGCCACGCGCAGCGAAGCGGAAAAGCTTGGTCTGGTAATCAATGATGAGGTGATAGCCCGCGCCAAAACATTCGAGGATGAATGGACAAAATCAAGTCTGGTATTCTCGACCTGGATGAAGGCTCAACTCGCCAGCCTGATTCCGACCATCGACGATCTGATCGCAAAAGCCCAAGGTCTATCGTCCGCCGTATCTAGTGCCGTTAGCGGTGCCATTAACCGCAGCCCAGCGGATTCCGGCCAGACTTCGAGGGAATCTGAAGCCACAGCAATCTTGTCGCTGATTAAAGCTAATGATGATTTAGAAGTGATCATGGATGCCGTCTTGAAGGCAGGTCAAGCCTTGACGGGAACACTTGATGCCAGCACCAAAGCGCTAGTCGATAACAGTATTGCTGGCACCGGCGCCGCAAAAATGTGGGACGACATCGCTGCTGGCATGGAAAATGCGGCTGCTGCCGGCGCCCGCATTGTCAATGTTCCGATGCCGCCAACGCGGCCAGCAAGCAAATTGCCTGGGGAAGATAGCAATGACGGCGGACGCGATCTCTTTGATAAAGCTACAGCATCGATAGAAAAACACATCGGGGCATTAGCCGCCGATTCACTTTCGATGGGGCAAAACGCTGGTGTTGTGGCTGGAATGAAAGCCGAATTCCAATTGCTCGATGCGGCAAAAACTGCCGACAAAGATGCTACCGTTGCGCAAAATGCGGCTTGGGATAAGCAAATTGCAGCCTATACTGATTTGCGCGGGCATATGACCAGCAAGCAAGCCTTGGATGCGTCTGGAATCGAACTAACAGATAAACAAACAGCCGCCTTCTTGCGGTTGCCGGCGGCAATTGATGTCAGCACGCAATCCTATGAGAAGTTGAAAATTGCACAGGAGATTAGCCGTGGTCAGCAAACGGCTTTCTTAACACCTGAAGATGTCCAGATAGCAAATCAGCTAAAGACTATTTATCCCGACGTTGCAACGGCCCTTGGGAGTGCCGAAGCCAACGCGCTGCGGCTGAATAAGACGTTCTCCGATCTCAGCACCTTGGGGCAAAACTCGCTCTCTGGCTTTGCCGTTGATTTCAAGAATCAACTGGTATCCGGAGCATCTGCATGGAAGGCGTTCGAAACGGCCGGTGCAAGTGCACTGAACAAGATTTCCGACAAGCTAATGCAGATGGCGATCGATAACCTTTGGTCGAAGGCCTTCGGAGGTGCTGGGGCCACCGGACTTGGTGGTCTCCTCGGTATGTTTGGCCTGGGTGGAGCATCCGCTAATCTTGCCTCTTCGAATGCGGCGGCAACTGGAGCAAGTGCAGGCGATGTCGCATATGCTTTCAAATCAGGCGGCATGGTCGGCATTGACGGAACGCCGACCTACGTGCATTTGGCCTATTTCGAGAACGCACCTCGTTTTGCGAGCGGCGGCATGATCACTGATGGTGGGGTGCCGATCATCGCGCACCCTGGCGAACGGATTCTCAACCGTCAGCAGACGGCGGCATATAACGGGGGCGCCGGGTCGTCGCATATTGCAATTTCCGTTTCCGTCGATGTCTCAGGCGCCAACGGCGACCAGGCCGTAAATGATATCGCGGAGGCGGCCGCATCGCGCGGCGTGTCTGCGGCGCTAAAACAGGTTCCTAGTCTCGCCGTCAATTCGATCGTTAACGCCACCAATCGCGGCCTGCGGCTGCACGCATAATCCCAGGTAAATCGAAATGACCATCACGTTTCCGCGGTCATTTCCGACCGGCCTCGATGCCTGGGGAACTTGCGATTTCAATCTGGCGCGGCAGCAGGTTGCCAACACGACCTATGGCGGGCAATTCACCGGCATGGAATTGGCCGACGCGTTCTGGACCTGCAAATATCAGACGATCCTCTTGGGGATCGACGGCAAAGATCGTGCGGTCTGGCAGGCGTGGTTCCAAAGTCTCAAGGGTGTTCTCAACGCCTTCTACGGTTATGATCCCGAGAAACGCTATCCATTTTATTACGGAGCCTCGGTTCTCAACCTGACGCGCTACGGCGGCGGGGCCTTCAACGGCACGGCGACGGTCGTAAGCACTACGACATCGACAATTTCAGTCTCGGCATTGCCCTCCGGCTATCAGTTCTCGGTCGGTGATTACATATCGATCCCGATGACGGTCGGGCAGCGCTCGCTTTATCAGATCCTCGAGGCGGTGACGGCGGACGGCTCCGGAACCGCGACGGTAACCGTTGAACCAAGCGTTCGTAGTGGCGCTGCGACGACAGCGCTTGGCGTGCAGTTGGTATCGCCGACCTGCGTCATGATTATCAAGCCTGGGACATTCTCGGCGCAGGCGCAAGCTGGGTCAGCGCAGCCCGTGACGTTCGAAGCCGTGCAGAAATTGGTCTGACATGAAATCCTTCGATTCCGGCACCATCACCATGCTGGCGACCGGCCGCGCGGTCAGCCGGGCACTTATGGAGTTTACGTTTCCATCCGGAACCTACCGGTTTTGGACAGGGCAGGGCATTCTGACCTATAGCGGTAACGATTATACCGGTGCCGGCAGCCTGATCGACATTCAGCAGATCGACGGGGTGTCCGATCTATCATCGGTGCCGTTGCTGGTGACTCTGACATCGGTGCCGAATTCCGATTTGTCGCCCGACGTTTTGGCAACCATAGAGGCCGAAACCTGGCACCAGGCGCCAGTTAAAATATCACGTGCCTACATCGACCCCGATACCCGCACGCTGTTGTCGGTCGAGCGATTCTATTCGGGGTACATCGACAAGATCGATCACGAGGACCAGATCGGCGGCGGAGCGGTCCTTAAAGCCTATTCGGAATCGAAATCGCGCGATCATCTTAAAACTGGATACCGCACGCGCTCGGATGCCGACCAGCGATTGATCAATGCGACCGACGGCGGCCTTATGATGGCGGCAACCGCTGGCGTGCAGGACATTTTCTGGGGCCGCATCAACCAGAATGCCGGATCGACCGGGCACGGATCTGGTGTTCAATGGGTGCATGTTAATTAATGAGATTACCGGATTGGGAAACGCGGCTTGCCACCGCGATCGATAGGCATCGCGCATTGCCCTTCGAATTGGGCGTATCCGATTGCTTCGAATTGACCATGGATGCGGTCGAGGCAATAACCGGAGAAAATCCCTGCATTGAGTTTTGCGGATCGTATCGTACCGAAATGGACATCGCGCGAATTCTTGCCGGATTAAAACTGCGCGACGTCGGGGATTTTTTGGCGAAGTATTTTCCCGATGAGATAGCCCCGTCTTTTGCCAGTCGCGGTGATCTTGTCGCGGTCAAGCAGGGCGAGCAAATTGCCGCGGCGATCTGCATCGGTTCGAAGATTCTCGGCAAGGCTACGTCCGGGTTGACCTTCACATCTCGTTCATCCGCCGTTAGGGCATTCCGGATCTAGGCAATGCCATTTATTGTCCCTCTCATTTTAGGTGCTGCACTTGTTGAAGAGCTTGGGCCCGTTGTTGTCGGGCTTATTGAACTCGCCGGCACCGTTGCTTTATCATTTGGCCTTAGTTATCTCGCAAAAATATTGACGCCGAAGCCGAGCACTCCGTCATCTCTCGGCGGCGTGCAGACCACAGTCCAGTTCGGGGCAAATCTGCCGCGCAGCGCCTTGTTCGGCATGCAGGCCACAGCGGGAGCGCTGCTTTACTGGAATGCGGACGGAACCAATAACGATAATCTGCAGATGGTCTATGCCGTCGGCGACGGTCTGCATGACAGCCTCGCCGGAATGTACATCGCCGGATTGCCGGTTACTATTGAATCGACGCCGGTAAGCCTTAGTTGGGGCTCCGGATATCCTGTCACAGAGTATCGCACGGGCGGCGTCATCGGCGGCACGCCGAAGATGCTGGTGCGGTTTTTCAATGGAAGCGACAGTCAAGCGGCCGATTCAGACCTCGTCTCGCATGCCAATCCGCCGGGGCGATGGAGTTCAAACAATACCCTGACCGGAATCTGCTACGTCTCGATCACGCTGGCCTATGACACCAACGTCTATTCCTCCGGCGCCATTCCGCAGTTCCTTTTCGTGGTCAAAGGGCTACGTTGCTACGATGTAAGAAAGGATTCCACGGTTGGCGGTTCTGGCGCCCACCGATGGGGCACCCAATCGACCTATGAATGGACAGCCAACCCGGCGATTGGTCTCTACAATTATCAGCGCGGAGTCTGGGTCAATGGCAATCTGGTGCTGGGCATGGGACTTAGCACCGCCGACATGGTGCAGAATGCCTATGTCGCAGCGGCGAATTCGTGCGACGACGCGATCACATTAAGACTCGGCGCCGCATCGATCTCTTCCATCAGCAATGCAGGAACTGGCCATGCGGTCGGTGATGTCCTAACTCTAACCGGCGGCACCTTTACAACGCCGATCCAAGTTCGCGTTGATACGATTGATACGGCTCACAGCAACAAGATAACACACGCAACAATTATTCAATCCGGTCAATTCACAGTTGCGGCCGGTAATCCTGTTGTACAAGGATCAACTTCTGGTTCAGGAATTAATGCATCCTTCAACCTGACCTGGACCACTACCGAGAATCGCTACCGCGTCGGTATGCAGGTCGCCGCCAATGTGCAGCACCGCGATGCCATAACGGCGTTCCTGAGCTCAATGGCGGGAACGCTTCTGGAAGACGCCGGGGTATTTGCGCCGCAGGCTGGTGTAGCGCAAACCGTCGCATTGAGTTTTACCGATAGCGATCTGGTTGCCGGCCAGAGCCAAGTTTACTCTTCGCATCGATCGCGCGCCGATCTGATAAATGCGGTGTTCGGCACCTATTCGGAGCCAGCGCAGAATTGGGCCTCGATCTCTTCGCCGCCGCGCGTGTCATCGACGGACGCCACGACGGACGGCGAGGAATTGGCCGTATCGATCGACTTCCCGATGATCTATTCGGGAACGCAAGCGCAGCGGGTCGAGGAAATCACCCGCAAACTGGCGCGCTTGCAGGCGACGGCAACGATCACCCTGCCGTTCAAGTTCTCGGTTCTGGAGCCGGGCGATTGGGTGACCTGGACCTCGGCGCGATTTAATTTTACCAAGACATTTCTGATCAGCATAACGACGCTCAATCTCGATCAGACCATCACCTTGACCTTGCGCGAGATCGCATCAACCGCATTCGATTGGACTGCCAGTGCCGACGAGCTTTCCGGAACGTCTCCGACTAATCTGGCAGCGTTCAACGCATTAACGACAACGGTCTCTTCTTTCTCGATCGCTGCTCTCCAGATCAACGCACCCGGCAGCATCACGACGCCGGCTCTAACCTGCAGTTGGACGGCGATCACCGACACCACAATTACAGCGGTTCTCGTCCAGTACCGTATCCAGGGCGACAGCAATGTCCTGAACGCAAGGTTTGACGACCCAACCACCGGGTTGGGGCTGATAATTTCAGGTATTCAGTCAGGCGCGATCTATGAAGCGCGCGCCACTGTCGAAACGAAGCCTCCACGGACAACCACCTATACTTCATGGGTCAACACAGGCGCGGCGGTCGGCAATCAGGTTGTCTCAGGATCAACTCCACCCGCTGGCACCGTCGGCCTGGCGGCGCTTGATGCCACATTGACCTTGGAGTTGAACGACACCATCGCAGCGTCTCAGGATGCCGCCGCTCAGTTGTTCGCGTTGGGCAATGATCTAAGCAGCGTTTCTATGTTGGCGACGGCTCATTTCGCCACCACAGACGCGAACGTGACGACCGCGGCAAGTGCGGCGGCAAATGCCTTACAGGGAGTGGCTGACCTAACCACCAGCGTCGGTGCATCATTAGCGAGTGCTATTTCTAATATCAGCCTTGATCTCGCTACTCTTGCCTCAATCAATGATACACTAGCTAGTTTGCAATATGATGTCTCCGCTAATTACGGCAACCTAAGCGCCAACGGCCAATTTCAGATTATCGCGAGTGTTGATCCAACCGGATCAGCTTTGGCCCTGATTGATATGCAGGTAAATGCTTCGATTGGTGGTTCATTTGCCTCTGCTGGAATTCAAATTGCGGCCTATATTGATTCGTTCGGCGTGCCCTATTCACGCTTGCAATTTTCCGCTGACAGTACAGAATTTAGAATTCCTGATGTTGATGGTGGAGATCCATTCGCGCCGTTTCTGGTGGAACAAGTCAACGGAGTTCCGCAGATTGCGTTGCGACCGGATGCAATACCGGACGGTGCCATCACCACACGCACTATGGATAATGGCCTTCTCGGCACTATCACCACAGTTAACAGCTCAGATGTTGTCAGAACGCTAACGGGATGGAATAATGGTGGTGCAGGTGGCACTATTATCTCAGCGACGATTGTGGTGGGAGTTGGTAGTTCTCTGCTGATTGATTTCAATACCGTTCTGAAAAGCTCCTCTACTCCGACAACCGTTGGTGGCTTTATTGCGTTATACGTGAATAGCACTCTGATTAAGAGTTTTCCTCATAATCCAAATTTTACTAATACAGGAATGACTCTTGCAAATTCATTTAAGCAGATAGTCAACAATTGTCCGGGTGGATCGACGGTCATTACGGTCTTGATGTATAATAATAATACTTCTGCGACTGCCACCATGACAACCGTGGCACCGCAACTTTTATTGCAGGAAATGGCCGATCCAATTGTGGTGGACGCCAGCGCAACGATTACGACATCTGTAGCCTATCAAACGTCATTGGTGGGCGACACATCCGGAACGTTCACTGCCACCGCCATTGGTTCGGCCGATCCCTATCGCGTGGTGGTGGTCGCAGTTGGCTGGGTAAATTCTAATAATACTCCGACATTGACAGTCGGTGGTGTGGCAGCCAATCGCCTCCAATACCAGACCGATTGGTTCGGACGCGGCTATCGCTTGGCTCTATTTGAAGTACCCTATCCGAGCGGCACAACTGCGGACATCATCGTCAGCATCGCCGGTTCACCGAAGGCAATCCAGATCAGCGTTTGGAAGGTTGTGGCGTCTTCGCATGTACCAAGCTACTCGGGCAACGGATACACCTACGATGCGAGCACAACTATCGCAAATGTGGGGCCTATCGGAGCGCTCGCTGGACAAGTGCTGATCGCCGCCGGATATGGCACGGATGGTAGCGCGACTTTTACCGGAACATGGACCGGTACGGGCACGCCGACCGAGCGCGCTGACGCCGCGACCAGCACCACACCTAATCTTTGTTACAGCGCCTACGACATGGCGGTAACAGTTTCAGAATCAAAACACTTTTGGATTACTGAAAGCGACGCCACTCAGCCCATCGTCGCGGTCGCCGGGGTCTGGCAATAACGCACAAGGAGCGCTTCTATGCTGCAACCACAGATCAGAACTTTCGGGCCTAACCCAATCACGGTCGCTGGCACAGTCACAGGTCTGCCTATGACACGCTTCGATGGAATGCTCGCCTTGACCGTCCAGGCATCCGTGACCGGTTATGCCTCAGGCGGAACGACCATCGATCTCTATCTGCAGACCTCGCTCGATTCTGGTGTCACCTGGCAGGACGTGGCCAACTTCCATTGGACCACAGCCAATGCCGTCAAGAACAGGAATTTGTCGAAGCTGACGCCACAGGTCACAGACAAGACGCCAGGCAGCCTTGCGCTAACGGCCAGCACCTCCGTTGACGGCATCTTCGGAGATCAGTTCCGCTGGGTGATTGTCAGCGTCGGCACCTATGTTGGCCCAATACTCACTGCAACCTTGATCCCATCGTGATAGCAAATCTTCCCTCGTCACTTGCCTACATCGACGAGGACGAAGGCTCGGAACTAAATGTGGGCGCATCTGAGCCAGGAGGTGCAAGCCGACACGGCGTATCGGTGACGTTCCTGAGTGACTGGCGCAAGACAAAAGGCTTGCCTCCGGCAACCGTTGATGATGTGGGAGCTATAACGAGCGAGACGGCGGCGCAAATCTATACCGATATGTTTGCCGCGCCGCTTCGGTTTGATGAATTGCCGAGCGGTCCCGATTATCGCCTACTCGATATTGCAGTGAACCTCGGTCTTCATGGCGGAATCATCGCCCTGCAGCTCGCGCTCGGCATGTGGCCGCTCACCGGGGCAATGGACGACGCGACGGTTGCGCTCGCAAAGCAGGCTGATGCGAAAGCGCTGGTGCTGGCACTCGGCGCGGTCTGGATTTCCAAGAAACACGAAAGCCCGAATTGGGTGCCGAGCCCGGTTACCAAGACCGGTTATGGCCACGGATGGATGAACCGATGCAATAAGGCGAATGCGCGCGCATTGGCGATCATCATTCCGCCTGCCGTCTCTCAATAATCATCTCGCGAAAGGTGCCCCATGATTATCGTCGACAAATTTGTCGACGTGCCCGGCTTTGCCGCGCATGTCGCCGCGCTGCAATTCACCGGCTGGAAGCCTCAATTCGTTGTGGTTCACAACGCCTCGGCGCCGAGCCTCTCAAATTACGCCGAATGGCGCGCGCATCCGGAAAAGCACGGCAATTGGACGCCCGAACAATGGGGCCGCAACCTGCAGAGCTATTACGCTGGCATGGGTTGGTCAGGTGGCCCACACGCCTTCGTCTGCCCAGATGGAATTTTATTATTCACACCATTCACCCAGCACGGCACGCATTCGCCGGCCTGGAATTCAATAACCTGGGGCATCGAGACGGTCGGCGAATTTGAGTCCGAGCCGTTTGGCAACGGCAGCCGCACAAATCTGATTGCCATGCTCGCCATCCTGCACGCCCGCATTGGCTTGAATCCGGTGGACTATAAATTTGGCGTCCGCGGGATTCACTTCCATAAGGAAGATCCCGTGACTACCCATAAGACCTGCCCCGGTAGAAATATGGTGAAGGCTGAGCTGGTCGCCGACGTAGCCACCTATATGCAGGCAGCACATCCTGGTGATCATGTCGAGATTCCCGCCGCGGTGAACGAGGTTGCAAGCTCCGGCATGACAGAGGAAGAACTCACTTCCGTCACCTGGCTGCAAACATCGCTGAACAAACTCGGAGATCATCTCGCGGTCGATGGAGATGCGGGTGCGGCAACGAAAGCTGCCGTGACTTCATTCCAGGCAAAACACGATCTTGTTTCCGATGGGATCGCCGGGCCGGTCACGCGCGCTGCAATCAAGTCTGCGATGATTCCTTAATCTTGAATCTCTTCCGTTAATAACGAAAGGAAATCGAATGACGATCAATCCTCGCGTGGGAATGTGGATCAGCATTGTTGCGGCGCTGCTGATGTTCACGGCCGGCGCCGGTGCCGAGCTCACCACCATTTTCAGCACTTCGGTCGCAAATGAGATCGTCGCAATCTGTGTGTTTTTCGGCGGGGCAATCAGCACGCTCAATGCCGTGCTGCACATGATCCCGTCGGGCAGTTCGCCACAAGCATTGGCTCAGTTTCCGCTCGGGCCAACCGTGCCCGCGCCGGTTGCGCCATCAAAAGGGATCACAAAATGACAACATCCCCGCAATTAACCGCCGCCGAAATCGCGGCCGGCACTACCGCGCTGAAGGCCATGGTGGCGACGCTAATCCAGGCCTGGGAGCAGCGCATGGTCCCGGCTGCCTATATCGATCAAGCCGTCGCGGCGGTCGTCGCGGCGGTGGACAAGGTAAGAGATGCAACACCCCAAGGAGATTCCAATGTTTAGAACGATCTTTGCTGCAGCTATCGGTCTCGCGTTGCTCGCGTTGCCAGCCAATGCACAAGTGAGACGCCCCGCGGTTACGGGAAACGTCGTCAAGGATATCAATACCGATTTGCATGGGGGCACCGTAGCCAAGCCATCGATCGCCGGTGTGACGCTGACCAGCGACATAACCAAGGACGGCCCGAAAATATGGGCAGCGATTCTGTCAGCCAATGCAGCGGATCTTACCTATGCCGCGGCGATGGCAACGGCGGCGGCTACGCCTGCATCCAAGACTCGCCTGCAGTGCCTCAACGCGATTATCGCCGTGAACGCGCAGGCCTCCGGACTCTCATTGGTCGGGGCCGACGGAAAAACCCCTTTGGTAAAACCCGATCCCCACGCCATCAGCGACATCGAAAGCGTGGCTGAATTGGTGGACAATCTCTCGCCCCAAGGCGCGCTCTATACGTCGTGCGCCGGTGCGGCGACCATGTTCAAGACCAACGTGCTGGCGCTCATCAACGGAATCGTGACCGGCGTGGCCGCATTTGGAGCGACCGGCGGCCTTATTCCGTAATGACCTTTCAGGCTCGCGCAGTTGCCGCCGTCGAGATCGCCTTTGACCGGGCGGTCTCGGAGCGTTTCATCTTGTGGTCCGCCAATCTTCAACCTGGCACGGTCGAGGATTTTGTGGCCGGCATCTACAAGCTGAATTCCGGACGTGAGAGCGTGATCGCGGAACTGATGAAGCAAGAGGCTAACCCGTGATCTCTACCACTATTATCAAATCGGCATCCGCGCTTGTGTTTAGCCTATACGGCAGGCCGGGGGCAGTTGATGTTTCCTGGGCCTATCGCGAAAACGGCGTGATCTGTTGGGCAGTCGTTAAAATCGATGGCTTTTGGTATCTGATATTGCGCGGCTCGGTCACGCGCGACGATTGGCTACACGATTTTGAGGCCCTGGCGATATGGGTGCCGGAACTTGCGAGCCATGTGCATCCCGGTTTCCACGACGGTATGCGGGATATTCTTGCCGATGCGATGAACTATATCGGTGATGATCCGTTCGTCATCTGCGGGCATAGTTTAGGCGCCGCCCGCGCTGCCATCGCCACGGCCTATGCAATCGCCGGCGGTAAGCCACCGCTCGCGCGCATCACATGGGGCGAGCCGCGTCCGGGATTCTCAGATCTGGCCCATATTCTGACAAATGTGCCGAATTACAATTTTGTTAATGGCGGAAAAGACGACTACGATCGCGTTACTGATGTTCCATTCACAATGCCTCTTGAATGGTATTGCGCCGGAGCGCCGCATCTATTCGTCAACGAGCCGCCGATATCTATCGACATTGATATCTTGTTCCGCTGGCACAATTTTGCGCTCTATAACGCCGCCATGAACAAACTTCCAGACGGGGAGATGTGACGTGACGGGAACCTTCGACAAGATCGCTGAGAGTACCTTCAGCCGCTTTACATCGCGCGTTGCGATAATGGTTGTGCCGTTTTTGATGATCGCCATTGTCTGGTTTGTCCAGCACGAGATTGGCATCTTGGAAAGTAACCACGTCGACGAAGTGAAAGCGCGCGAAGCTAATGCAAAAGTGATGTGGGACCAGATCGGAAAAATGAACACCGTGCAGGGTGACACGGTGAACAAACTGACGATGGTCGGCACGCGGTTTGATGACCACACGAAGGACGATGACAAGTTTTCCTCGAACGTGACCGACTCCCTCAAGAGCATCGCCCAGCAATTGCGAGATATTACGGTTTCATCGGCGCGGGTTGCGCCGACCGCCGCACCTGCCGCAAACGCACCAACGCCGGCGAAATCATAACGTGGTCTCCGAAAATGATCATAGAGATCATAGGGACCATGGCGACGATGACTACGCCCATCTCTATCATGATCCAGTCGAACGGTTTGGACAATTGCCTGAGCCGACGCGGAAGTGGCTTGAGGACTTGCGCAAAGAGGACATCAAGGAACTAAACGACGCCGTAAGGTTCTTCCACGCAACCAAGGCTGGCGGTAAGTTTGTCAAGTGGTTGATGTTTATGATCGTCACGATCTTCGTGGGTGCCGCTGCCTTCGGTGAGGCCCTGCAGAAACTGTGGGGTTTGATCAGTCACGCGGGACGATAATGTTTCACAATTGTATATTCTGCACCAAAAAAGATTGTCTTCTTCGGACTATGGCCGGGATATCTTGCATGATACGTAGCGCGATCATCTTTTTATTTTTCGGCATCGCTGCTGCCGTTCTTGGCGTATGGGCATCTGATCGCGAACCTCCGTATATATTAGAGAATGGCATTGTCTCTCCAAATCCGGCAATTCATGGCGAGGCAATCCGATTGCAGTCGGACGTGATCGTTTACAGGTCTGGTTGTAGCGGAATCTTTCAGCGAACGATGACTGATGCCGCAGGATTTCCTTGGGTGTTTCCGCCAACTCCGACGCAGTTCAACGATCTGCCGCCTGGAAAATATCGGATTGCAACTCCGATCCCTTATATTCTACCGATGGCGATTGCTTCTGGCGAGACATGCTCATCGACTGACACAACTTTCTACTGCAATCCGCTGCATAAGTTTTGGCCGATCAAGGTTCACACGGCGTGCGTGAAGTTTATGGTCGCGCCGCGATAATTTTGTAACCGCGTAGGCCAAGCCCGGAGGCTGTCCCGCCGGCAAACATTGTCCCGCAGGGAGCACACTGACATGCAAAAACTATTCGGCTTCGACTTTAATCACAACGACTCTCCCTGGGATACGGCTCCGCCCTGGGCGATTGAGCTACGTGAGCTAATCATCTCGATCAAGGAGACAATCATGGTTGACTTTACGAAAGCACAAGCTGACATCGCCGCGCAGACTACCGTCCTGCAGGGTGTCGTCGTCGGCGTGCAGGCGCTCAATGCATCGAACACCGATCTCACGGCTCAAGTTGCCGCCCTCAAGGCCGCTGTCGCCGCCAACGACCCCACGGCCGTCCAGGCTGCTCTCGACAATATAGACGCTGGTATCCAGGGCAACACAACTCTGGTCCAGAACCTGATTCCGGCAGTCACTGCAAATACGCCGACGCCTCCGGCTGCGGCGGCTGCTGCTGCCGCTGCTGCGGCGACGCCGGCCGCATAGCCAACTCCGTGCAAGATGAAAATGAGAAGGGCGCCCATGTGGCGCCCTTTTTTTCAGCCGGATATCTAGCATCTACTACTGGAGGGCGACATGAGGCGCCGATCTAAGTCGGAAAAGGCGAAGCGGTTACGGCGGATTGCCGTCGTTCTCTCTTTCGTTTGCGTAGCGCTGCTAGGGGGTTCGATAGCCTATGCCCTGCGCGTGCCGGCGCAGAAACCGCGTGAGGACGCCTGCGTTTACACCGGGAATTATCAATGGTCTTGTGAGAGTCATAACGGATCGAAATATATTCATAATGATAGATGAATGGTGCGGGCGTCTATTGTTTTCGGATAGCGTCTGCAATCTTACGCGCAATGAAATACTCACCATCACTCTCTAAGTGGTCAGATGCTATCTTGTCCGCAAGCTTGGCACACCCCTCGCGCTCGCGAATGACTGCCTCAGATACAACCACAGCAACATTATTGTCTGTCAGTAGCAGCATTGGATCGGGCCTCAATTTGTTCGGTTTAGTTCGGCGTTGATCTTGGCCCGCATTGGGCCATCAAAAGTATTGGCAGCTACTTCCTGCAGGAGCGCCCGCAGCCGATCTATCTCCCGGTGTAACTCCAATCGGGTTTCCTGATCTATTTCCTGGCTGAAATCTTTGAGGATTGTCATGGCGGGCATTCCTGCTCATTCAACGAACCCGCACATTCGCCTTGACCATTTCATCGGGATCAAGACCGAAGCGCCGGCATAACTGACTTGCGTAAGTGGACCCGAGTACAAACCGTTCGGAGACGACAGACCATAAGGGAAGCTTTGCACGCCCGCGTCCACGCCGACAGTCGCGAACAGCGCGGCTCACCAGCTCGTTATCAGCAATGTCGTTTACGTCTGGCATTGAGTCGGCTCTTCAATCTTCAAAGGCAAATTGTGGAACAATGTCCGCGATTTCTTTGGCGGCATCTTCTGGCGTAGCTTCGCCAAGCCAATCAGCAATGCCTTGCGTCGATTCTTGAACGCGCTCGATGATTGGCTGAATGCGTTCTACAAATTCTGCCTTCGTCATAAATGCCCCCCCTATTCTAGTCAGGTCTTTTGCAGAACGGCGAGTCGGGGCCAGAGCGATTTGCCATCTCGATAATCTCGCCCGCATATTCGTGATCGTCTTTGTCTGCCTCGTTCGCGTAAGCCCAAAGGGCCTCTTGAGCGTATCTATCCTTAAGGCGGATCACCATAAACTCGCTTTCGGTTCCTACATTGCCGTAATCGAGCATTTTGAAATCCCGCAAGATCGCAAGTGCCGTATCCACGCGGGCACGCTCAATTGCGCGAATTGAAGGCGGGTAGTTTCGAAGCTTTATGAGAGCGTACTTGCCCATGCCGCCAGGATTATTATTGCGATCTAGTTTCATTTGGGGCCTTTCCTGACTATTGCGGCACCGGCTCGCCTGCACGAGCCGACCAGCTTTCAAGTACCGCATTGTGAACGTCTCGCATCTTCTCGCGCACGGTGTCTGTGGTCGCGCCGTCTGCCTCCATCAGCCTGACGTGTGCCCCAGCCAGGGCCTTGGCGGCATCGCGCGGGGATGGAAGGGCGCGGATGATCGCGTAAATCTCATTGACGGCATCGGAGATAGCCTTCTTTTCCGAGTATGTCAGAGGTCGATTGCCGCGTCCCATCGTTCCGGGCCTATTCTGTTCCTAGGTTGACAACTTTTTTAGCGAACGGTGATGGCTCAAAATTGAGTGGATCACAGCCAGCGCCAACGGCCATTGCAGCGAACGCAAAAGCGGCGGCATCCCACGCTTGGGCCGCCGGAAATCCGAACATCACTCGGCCATCCAAACAAAATTCAATCTCGTCGCGACCGGGGCGGCGGTCAAACATAACTAATTTTGGAACGACGCGACCTTCTAAAGTCACATCGCAACCAAGCCGGTCTGGCCCGCTCATTTCATCGATCAGATCGCGCCGTGGTAACTCTGTTACGTTGTCGGTCATGGCGGCCTATTTTGACTTTCCGGTGCCGATCACGACGATCTTTTCTGGCGGCACCATTTCGCTGAGGGTTTCGAGCGAGTTCTTGTCGTCGGCCAAGCAGTCCCGAAGGCTGTCAGGCAGGTCAATCTTAGGACCGAATTGTTTGACCCAGGTTGCCAAGGACTCGCGGTAGTTCTCGCCGGTTATATGTTCGGCATCTTTCTCCACCGGTAGGTCGGGCAATGCTGCCTTGAGCGCGGCGCTCACTTGGCGACCGTAGAACGCCAGATCGTGCGTATAGGCATCGCGACCGATCAGGAATGATGTCACCTTGTAAATGCCGCCAATGTCGCCCAGGAGGCGACCCGTCGAGGCTCCAAGCACTGCATCCGTGGCGAATTTCATGGTGGCCTTTATCGTTCGGTTGGACTGAGTGCAGACGTGAGCTGGTGTTTGCGTATCAGGGGGTCAACGATTGCCGCTTCCCCGGCGCACTCCAGGAGGACGCCTGATGGGCTTTCCGGGTGCCGGTGGTAGATCATGGTCATGCCCCGAAAGAGCCTATCGCCAGCCCGCCCGTAGGCGAAATTGGGGCTTCGTACTGCGGCTTCAATCTGCTGGATGGTGCTCATGGCGTTCTCCTGTGACCCCTATATGGCATAGGCTTGACATAGCTCAAGGCAGCGTGTCAATAGCCATATAACAGTTACAACGTGACCAAAGAACCAGCAATTAGAATCGCCAAAGCCTATGCCGCCCACAAGGCGGACGAGGCCACGCTCCGCAAGCAGTATGGCGTTACCGTCGCCATTTTTCGCGGGGATAAGGGCGAGACTATCGACAAGATCAAGATGCGCGATGGTGAGTTGCTAGGAGTTCCACGCGGTTTGCTGACGTTCGGACCCAACCGCTCGGACTGGCTCAAGGCCGAGAAAGCTATCAGCGACCGGGGCGCGGCGATCCTAGACCTGTCCACGGGCCTACGCAGCGACCGACACGGTGCTAGGATGTTCAATGATGCCCAATACCCGCCCAGGCCGAAAGAGGACTTGCAGGCGGCACAGGCTGCAAGCGTCCTATCCCGTACAGGCGATAGATCGGCAAAGAAGCGCAGGGCCGAGAAGATTTGGTTTAACGGCAAGCTGAGTATCAGGGAAAAGGAAGCCCTGAGCGGCATCCCGCAATCGACCCTTTATAATTGGTTCGGAAAAACGCGGGTTCCAAAAGAACCCGGAAAATGAATGGAGCATTTCACATGGACGAGACGCTTGCGATCGGAACACATTCGCTGGTGATATTCACGGGAAATCTCCGTTGGCATGATGGCGAGCTGGAACAAGAGCGCGCATTTCAAAATTACGAAGATGGAAAGCTAATTGGTTCTCACAAAGATTGGGTTCAGGTCCCCACATCAACCGACCCGAAACAGGAGAAACTGAAAATGAAAAACGTTAGCGGCATTAGTAAGACGATAGCCGAAGTTCCAGAGGGGTGGGACGCCATAGCCTCTGAAAATTCTAAAAATATGAAATCCGCAAGGATGGATTTGAGAAAAGTCATTGAAGACCTCGCAGATGAAATTGCCAGTACTGCTCTTTCTAAAGATATGGCTGCAGATATTATTATCACTAGAATCTCGCGTGCAGGCTTTATGATTGTCGAAAAGGGCACCGAAGATTTGCCTACTTTCAGAGAAATGCGCGGGATTCTCAAGGCCACTGAAACATGAATGGAGACTTTGGCGTGAACGAATGGGAAGTTGACCACCGGCTGTTTATAGCGGTTGCGGAAGCGTGCTGGCGAAAGAATGAGCCATCCTATTCGTGGCACGTTTTAGATTGGATGTTGCAAAAGTTGCGCCGTAAGTATCCGCTGTCGCGGCTTTGCGATCGTCTTATCAGTATTGATATGTCAAACTAGATAGTCGTTTCCGCCAATCGGTCCGCCAATAGAACGCGGGTTGAAAAGGCGAACAAACCGACCTAGCGCGGAGCGGATTCGCTCGTTTATGCTCGTTTGCAACCGTTGGATCCTCGTTCGGGACGAGGGGGTCGCAGGTTCAAATCCTGCCACTCCGACCAACTTAAAGTGATTTAGACCCCATTCCCGCCAATACATCCGCCAATACATAGGCTGTTTTAATCTGGCGGCTACCACCCTACCTATAGGTTAGATTCACCGCATCAGCGGTCAATTCTGGGGCATTTGCATCTGGTTGCCGTGGCCGCTTGGGGACATACCCGTGCCTGAAATGATGTGCTCTGACCTTACAATTTTGCGAGCAATATTTTTGCCATGCGGTTGTCCGTGGCGTCTGTTTTCCGCAGCGCTCACATCTGAATGTTTTTGGATTATTTTCAAGTTTTGTGGCGGCCCAATAGATTTCACAAGATCCGTCAGGAAATATAAACAGGGGAATTACATTACGGCGAAGTTGTTCTTCTGTTAAACAAAATTGACGGTTAATATTCCCGCTTTCGTTTGGTGCAATACTTTTTGCATCAAAGTAATAAGTTTGATTATCTTTTATAGCTACTAGATCAATTGCTCCATGCGCTGAAACATTACGATATACTTCGAATCCTTCTCCTAGCAAATACGCGCACGCAAGCATTTCGTTTCTAGCTCCGCGATGTTTTTTGTTCATCGGACAATCCTTCTCTTTTGCGTTTTTAATTTAGTCTTGGTCTTGGGTTTTGGTACACCACCCGGCCGATCGAACACGCTCCATGCCGTCTTCTGGTAATCCGGGTGGTGGTGGCCATAGATCCTGTCCAGCGTCTCCATCGACATGCCGAGATAGCCGGCCGCCGCCCATCGATCGGCGCCGCGCTGCATCAACCAGGTGGCCGAGGTGTGTCGCAGGACGTGGGGTGTGACGTCGCTCCCGAATCCGGCTGCACGCGCGGCATGCCGGAATGCCTTGGCCATGCGGCCGATCGGCTTGCCCTGCCATTCGATCACATAGCGCTGTCCGTTGCGTTTCCAGCGCCGTAGGTGCGCCACCAGGCGCCGTGGCAGCATGATCGGCGGCTGGCGTTTCTTGCCTTGCACCATGCCGGAGCGGGGATAAAAGACACCGCGCCCGACGTCGATCCATCCGCGGCCGGGCTCTGGCGCGAAGGCCGCTTCCGTGATCGCGCCCGCACGTCGGCCAGCGTAGAGTGCAACCAGAATGAAGCGCGCGACATGCCGCCGTGGTTGGCGATCAGTCGCTTCGCCGTTCTGCCGTTCACGATAGCGCCAGGCCGAGAGCACTAGCCTCGCCGCTTCCGCGCGCATCAACCAGCGCTCGCGCGCCGGCCGGCGTTTGGGCAGCCAAATGCCGATCTTCTCGCGCATCAGTCCTTCGTGCTGATAGTGATTGACGGCCGCGCGCAGATCCTCGAGCTCGCGCCGTGCTGCAGCGTCGGTTGATCGCTGCGCAGCATAGCGCCGGCAGAGATCACCGTTGACCTGCGCCAGCAATTTATCGCCGAAGAATTCCAGCAGGACTCGCATGCGCTGTCCGCTTTCATGAGGGCGCGCATGATCCTTGGCCTTGTGCCGGCCATAGACCGAAAGAACATCGGCTACCGGGATTTCAGATGAATGACGTTGCCCTTGCGTCGCTTTATCGACGTGCTTGCGAGCGATGTATTGCGCGAGGTGCTGCTCAGCTCGCCCGCGATCATCGACGCCGCAGTGCGTGCTTTGCTGATATCGACCATCGATGATGATCCAGACGGCGGGATGAGTGACGACGCTTCGCCGGTCTCGCCTTGCTTCGCGCAGCCAGAGTCGCGGGCCTTGACCTCGAGGCGGCATAACTCACACATCCGATCGATTTCGCGGCGGGTGGTGTAATCCTTGCCCGCCACGCGATAGATAACAAGGTTCCCACGCTGATATTCCCGCCTTAATCCGCGGGCCGTCATACCGCCTTTCGGAAAACATAGAGATGCAGCATCGTCGAGCCGAAGCGGGATATCAAGGCCAACATCGTTAAGGTTTTCGGCGGTGCTCATTGCGACCCCCGCCAAGGCAACCCGGTCTTGCGATCAATCGGATGTGTGCTTCCGGGGGTGAAGTAGAACGGGTCTCCGCGGCCACCGGGGAGCGTTCGCCTGGGCCGCACGATGCCGTTGTGAGCATCGAAGTTGCGCTTGGCTTTGGCAATAATCGGGAGATCGTAATTAGCAGTTTTGTATTTGAAACAGGTTTTCGATAGGCAGGCGCAATTACGAAGCGAGTTATCCTTCGAAAAATTATCGACGTTAACATGCTCGAAAAACGTATTTCCAGGCCCGAGCGATGCGCCGCAGAATGTCTTGAACACATGCGGGATCAGGTAGCATTCGCAAATGCCGCCGCTGCGCTCTAAAGCCTCGCGCTTAACGTTGGCGGGGAATTCTGCGCGGCGACTGGTCAATGGTTATATCCCCATGTGACGGTCGCTGTTATGGCGAATGCGGACGCCCAATATGAAACATCGGCCCAGCTACCGAACAATGCCCAGCGACCTGCGTTGATCGCGTAAAGAGAAAGAATGAGGTAATTGAAAATTTTTGGGTCGAGTAGGATTTTTATCACGTCACCTTCTCCACGACCCAACTGGTCGGCGTGAGCCGCATGATCTCTGCCTGCAACCGTTCAGCGGCTTCGTTCGCCTGTTTTCTCCCGTTCAATTCCGCGACGATAGCGCGCGCAAGAGCGATGCCGGCTTCGTTCAATCTGACGAACTGCCGTCCCGGTAATTTCTCATTGATCGAATAAATGGCCAGTTGTTTCGATAACAGCGCCATCACAGTGCAATCGTAAAACCTAGTTTGATTGCAGCTAAACCATCCGCCGTCCTGGCGTGACAGTGCGCCGAATTGCACCATCTCGATCAGCGCGCGTTTGACGGAGGAAAGGCTCATGCTTTTTTTACTCAACACTCGCAAACATACCGGCATCGTCCTTGATCCGACGTTCGGCCATTTCGGCGTATTCTGGATTGAGTTCGATCAGGATGGCATCGCGGCCGAGCCGATCCGCGACAAGTCCCGTTGTCCCGGCGCCGCCAAAAGGATCGAGGACTACCCCCCCCTTGGGGCAGCCAGCGGTTATGCAAATCTCGGCCAGCGTGTCGGGCATGACCGCGTAGTGGCCACCGCGATATTGAGCCGGTGATATCCACCAAACGGAACGAAGGTTTGCGCCATTTGCAATCTGACCGTCGCGCTCCATGGCATCCCATCGGTCATTGAAACCTGCGTGACGGCGCGTGTGCCCGCGCCGCTTATCAGACTTGCGGCTGACTGCTTTCATCGTGCCGTTGGTTTTGGCGCCGCCGTTGGCGCGGTCACTGCCGGCCTGTGAATCTACGTCCTGGGCAAGCCGTGTTTCGAATGACGGTGCGGCGGGCGTACGAGCTGCGTCGCTGTCGTACCAATAGTCATTCTGTTTTGAAAAATGCAGGACGTATTCGTGGCTGATCGTGCTGCGGTCGCTAACCGATTCCGGCATCCCATTCGGCTTCGCCCAAATGTTGCATTGTCTCCAGAACCAGCCATCGGCGCGCATGGCAAACGCGAGCATGAAAGGCAGTCCGACTAGATCCTTATCTTTGTAGCCTGTGGGTGGAGATCGCCAGCCCTTCGACTGCTTTGCGTGAGCCCATGCATCGCCGCGCTCGGCCATGAATGATCCGCCGCCGCCATTGCCGCCAGAAGCCCACTTGTCGCCAATGTTTATCCATGCAGTGCCGTCATCGCGAAGGACTCTGTTGATCTCCCGATAGATAGCTACAAGCTTTGTGATATATTCTTCGGGTGTCGTTTCTAGGCCAATCTGACCGGCCATCCCATAATCACGCTGCCGCCAATAAGGCGGACTGCTGACAGAGCAATGTACCGAGCCATTCGGTAAGCTACGGAGAATGTCCAAGCTGTTCCCTTTCAGAATCCGAACGGTCATTAAGCCCCGTCAGTTCTTCGCGGCGCCAGCGCCGTCTTCAACCCATCCATCGCCTCAACCGTGCGCAGATGCGTTGACATCGCGCGCGCCGCTTTCAATTGCATGTTGTCGCCGCGCCGAAGTCCGCACGACCAGCCGCAGGTGCAAAATAGAGTCGTCGACGCGGCGACATGACCGCCGATCCATGCTGTGTGAATCTTGTGATCGCGCACCAATTGCCGGCCGATCAGATCGCAGAGCTGTGCGCCACTGGTGGTGAGGGAATGATATTTCTGGCCATCGAGTAGTTCGGCCAAGCCGAGCTCACGCAATTGCCGGAAGGTCGAGATTGTAAATGGCGCGGCTTCGTATTTCTCTTTCATCGCGCGCCATATTGCCTGATGCGATATGCGCCGACTCATTTGCAGCAACGCAAGTTTTTGCTGCGTCGATAGCGGCTCGATCTCGGCTTCGCCGGGCGGCTCATATTCGATCGCTGGCACCAGCGGCGCCGATTGCGGCAATTGATGTGCCGCCCAATCAGTTCTGAATTCCTTCAACGCATAACTCATGACAAACACTCCACACACTAGGGTTACACAGACATAGAACTGCGCCGTGGCGCTTCGCCGGCCACAAGATATCGGCAAAGGCCACGGCGCTATCCCGCCGCGCATGGGCTGGGTTGGGGGGTGATGTGCGCGGAGGGAATTCATTCGGGCGTTCGAATAAGATAAACCGCCAGTATCGCCCACAGAGCGATCACCGCGGCGACAGTGATAAACGCATTCATGATTTCACCGCGCGTAATTCTGTCGGGCTGATCAGAACAAGATGCGGCTCACTTCGCCGGCCGCGCTAACTTATGATTGTTCGGCGCCGCTTACGGGGCTTTGCTCGTATCTCATCAGCATCGGCCTTGGCACCGATTCTAAACATTGCTCCCAAGAGAAAACCAAAGCAGGCGGCGATCGAGATCGCGAAAAGCCATGCGGCTGTTGTGAGTGTGAACATTTTGTGCGGCCTTATATTTCGGCTGCAAAAAATTGATCGCCGGGAAAAACCTTCGACCACTCACCGGCAAACGTCTTTGCCTTCTCCATCAAAACAGCGCGGAGAGCCGTACCCTTCTCATTGGATGTGCTACTGAGCGCTGCGTTGTCTCCACTCAAATAGTTGACGACGCCACGGGCGCCATCCGCCGCGTGGTAATGAACCTGAATTTTTTTCATGGTTTCCCCCGTTTCACGTGAAACAAATCAGCGTGGGGAATGTGCGCCTAACGCACAACCATTGTCAACAGGAAAGTGCGTCTAGCGCACTATTGCCTTATTCTTATGAGGTTATTTTTGGTCGGCGCGCGTGAGCCGGATCGGCCCATCGGGGTGTTTATCTCTGCGCCAAAGCGAAATGCCCCCTGGTTCTCGCCTTGGAAGGGCAAGGAGGAGCAATACGGCTATCAGGGGTGAAATGATCAAGGAAAGCAGGAACCACGCCCCCGCGCCCCTGTTGCGGGTGTTTGCGGCCACTGCCACGATGAAGCAAAGGACAAGCCAGAGTAAAATACCCCAAATCATGGCAGTTTGACCTGATTCGGACGGCATTTTCAGCGTTTTCCGCCAATCGCCTTCTTTAGGGGCGGTTTATTCAACAAATCCGCCACAGTGCAGCCATATTCCAGGGCGGCTACCTCAAGAACCTGTTGATTATACGGGTGAATTCCACGTTCTATCTTGGATAGCTGGCTATGGGTAAGGCCCATCTGCTCGGCGACCGATTCGAGCGACAGCTCGGCGGCCTCCCGATACTCTCTGAGGAAGCTTTTTCGCCAGGTGCGGGGCCGTTGCGCCATACGCACAGCATGAAACAAGCCTATTGCCGCTTCCATAGCTCCCTACGCACAGACCCTATTGACTTAATTGTGCGTCTAGCGCACAGATGGAATCATGAGACTAGCCGATTGGATGACCCGCGAGGGTCTTGACGATGAAGGGATGGCTGCGCGGTTGCGCCAGGACGACCTCGGCTGCGACCGCACAACTATCTTGCGAGCTCGCAATGGACGGCTTCCGCGGCGGCGACTCCTGGATCGAATTATTGCGGTGACGGCTGGCGAAGTTACCGCGAACGACTTCATGCAATCCGAGGCCGCCGAATGATGCCGCTACCGCACCAGCGTCGGCCTTCCACCTCGCGGCCGCATGCACGGCGGATCGTCCGGCCACAGGCATCGCGTGATCTGAATCAATGTCTGCGGCAAAGTCTTGATAGGTCGCACAATCTTCACCACCACCACCTTCTGCGGCAATCCTCCAATACACTCGAGTGGCATCTGCTCGGAATAGAGGTGAAGGCGCACACAGGATCCGAACATCTCGATGGCGCCGCAGCCGTCGGTATAGAATTCCGGGGCCGGCACCGGCTCGATCAATCCGGCCGGCGGTATCAGCCAGTGCGTCACGGGTTGCCCCCTTATGTTGGCGGTTTGAACATCGCCCTTGGGGGTACTTACACGCGATACGGGAGCAAAATTCCATCGCTAAATTGCTGGTCGAAAAACGCGGATAACAAAGCGTTACCGCGATCTTCGAATTGTGAGTTTGTAGGAGTGCGTTCATGGGCGAATCATCAACGGCGCGAGCGCGTTTGTCCACAGTCATCACAGAACGTCCGTTCCAAAAAAACCAATTCGGAACAATTGTTCGGGCGCTCTGGAAAGACAAACCAGCGCTCAATCTGGCGCAACGGATCCACTGCAGCGAGCGCGCGGCGCAGTTTTATATTGATGGTGAACGAAAACCATCTGCGCTTTGCATCGCAGTCATCGTTGCCGAAATGCTCACTTGATTCCGCCGCAGCTCATAGGAGCGCGGCGTGAGTCCATTTCGCAAATTTATAGAATCTCAGAGGATGCGCCGATTTCGGAAACAAGTGGCGTTCGATTTGGGTCACCGTATCCCGATTGGTCCGCAGCCCAGTCATTTTGTGCGACCATCAAAGGTCAGAAAACTTCGTCGGAATCCACACGCCGCAGCTCATAGGAGCGCGGCATGAACCGGCGAAAGTTTATCAAGGGACTCACTGCGACGCCATTAGTTGCTGCATTGCCTACCGCCATTGGGAGTGATCTTTTCGTCGGTGAAGGAGGGGCGCAGTTTTATCCATTCGCGATGACGGCATCGGATGCTGAATTCGTCGCATATCGGCAATTTCAAATTCACGAAATCTGTCGATGTTTCTCTATACCCGCAACTCATAGGAGCGCGGCATGAGCATCCGCGAGGATACTGACGATCTGATTACCTTCCTCAATTCACTCGTCGAAATTGATCCCTACGCCTTGGCAGAATTGCTTTGCATCCGCGTGCCCTGCAATAAAACGCTTGCTGATCATCCGAGTGTTCAAGTTGCGGCCGGTGGCGAGCGCTCTGGTTACACTTTCATTGCGCCGAACACCTTCCGTATCGGGATGTTGGGCGTTTTGAATGGTTTTTGCGGAACGATTGATGATGGCCCGCGGAAGGGATGGGGACCAATCGCTGGAATTTATGACAACGGCAAGCTTCTCCGTTTCGAGCGTTCGGAAATCGGGGCAATTGATGCCGAAAAGAAGCCAACGGAGGGTTCGAAATGACCCTCTGCACCCCTCCCTGTCTGCATCAAGACTACTGCGCTTATTACGGCTGCCCGTTTGAGCGGGATCCGTCACATCAATTCAAATCCGATGCCTCAACGTCGCGCCCGGAAGCGGTAGCAAAATCTGCCGCCTATTTAGCATACGCCCGCGACCGCAATGGCATTGGCTTAGGCGTCGGCTGTTCAACAGACGCCGGCGGGGTGCAGGACCGAAGCGAGTCCACCCCGCCACCTATTCAGAGGGCGGCATGACCGCCCAGATCATCACCCTTCCGTTGATCCGCGCGATGAACGCGCCGAAGCCGGTTAGCGACGTTCCGGTCACAATGGAAATCCACCTCCAGCGCGCGATCATGAACAGGCTTTGCGCTGCAGCAGCAAGGGCTGAATCCTCAGTCGAGGGCATGGCTGAGGCTCTGATCGTATGGGGCCTTGCAGCGATCGAGCATAAGTCGGCCGAAGAATTCTACAGCAGTCTCGATTTGTAACTGTGCTTTCGACGCCACCTTCACCTGAGACGAAAGGAACATCTCCGATGACTATGACGCCTACATCGAGACTATTTCAGTCCGCCGCAACCACTCGCTATCTGCGACGGCAATGGTTTAAGCAGATTGCGATTGCCGCACTGGCGACAGTCTTTATTTGGCTCGGTATGATTTACGCTGCAGCGCCAGCGGAAGCGCGCGGATATCGCCATCATCATTATTACTCTCATCATCACATTCGCCGCCACATTATGCCTCGCTCACGCGTGCGCGGCCATTACGCGCGGTTCGAGGGCGATGGCGGCTCGGTAATCGGCGGGCGGCCATCTGGATGTCCGCATGCTTATTGTGGTTGTTCTGCCTCGCTCTTCATATTCGGACGCATAATTCCCGATCTCAATCTTGCCTACAACTGGATCAGGAAGTTTCCGCGGACGGCGCCGGCGCCAAGAATGGCAGCAGCGCGCAATCACCACGTCATGATCTTGCTCAGCTATATCGGCGGATCAAATTGGCTGGTGCATGACGGGAATTCCGGTCGCGGGTTAACCAGAGAACACGTTCGCTCGATCTCCGGATACGTCATCGTCAATCCGAACGGTAGTCGGGTGGCTTCTGCTGAGTAATCGTTTCGGTTTTTGTTTGTAGCTTTGTAAGCGTTGCGTTCACCAAAACTCTGATCCTCCAAGACGGCAGTGGGGCCGATGCCCGACTTCGCTGCCGTCACAGGTGAAACCGCATGCGCAAATTATGGCGATGGTTAATCGGTGCGAGCAATGATTCCTGTCTCGATCGCGAGACGCCTGCACCTAGGCCGGTCTGGGATAGTCTCAACCGTGCCGACGAAGGGGAAAAATGGCCAACCCCGGCGTTTGATCCTTTAAAGCATCCGCCTTTCTACATTGGTGCAAAGCCCCCATTACGTGCCGATATTGATGTCCATGGCAGCGCCGCGCGCAAGCCGAAGGCGCCGAAGCGGCCTGCCAATGCACGACCACCAGCAAAATCTAAACCCCATAAGACCAGGTTGTAATCATGAGCGGATGGACAGACGAGCGTGTTGCGACACTCAAAAAGATGCACGGCGACGGCGAGGTCGTTCCGAAAATCGTGGAAGCTACCGGCATGACGAAAGGGGCCGTATCGGGCAAACTATTCCGCCTTGGATTGTGTACCCCACACAATGAGCAATGGGGAAAAGGCAGAGCCCAGCGAATCAAATCGCGCGCCGCGCGGATGGACAGATCAAACGCTGGTCGCCTAAAACGCGAGGCTGCAGCCGCCGACATACGCGAACAGTTTGCCGCTGTGGAGATCGTCGATCTACCACCCGATCAATCCGCCGTCGCGGTTTCACATAAGCAACTCAGCGACAAGATTTGCCACTGGCCGCTGGGTGATCCGCGAGATCTTGATGCTCTGAAGTTTTGCGGAGAACAAACAGCGGATTCATATTTTGAGGTCTACTGCCCTCGACATTGTGCCATGGCATATATCCCATTGGTTTCGCGGCCGAAATATATGCAGGCCGCAGAATGACCGCCGCAACCATCCTAACTCTTTCCAATGGCAAGGGCATCGATCTCACCGCGCCAAGAGCAGAGGATATCGACTTCGATGTGGTGGCCGAGCATCTGGCGAAGGAGAACAGATATAATGGTGCCACGCGAGGCTTTGCTTATTCGGTCGGCCAGCATTCTGTCGTTGGATCTGATGCGGCATTTACCGACACCGGAAGCCGTGAGCTTGCTGGTTATTTTCTGATGCATGACTGCCCTGAATTTGCACTGAAGGATGACACCACTCCGAAGAAAAAAGCCATCGCGGAAATCGCACAGGCTGAATTCGGCGTATTGGCAGAAGAAATTCTCGGCACCTTCGCGCTGCTCACTGATCGCTTTGATGCGGCAATTCATGAAGCGGCAGGGCTCGCGTGGCCGGCCCCGTCTTCAATCCGCACGGCGGTCAAAGCCTACGACGAAATCATGTTCGTGACAGAATGGCGCGATTTGATGCGCAACACGCCGCATCCGAATTGGGATCAGTATCGCAATACCCACCCGTTACCGGATGTCATTGTTCCGCAACATTGGACGCAAGCAAAGGCGATGTTTCTTGATCGCTGCCGTCGGTATCTGCCTTGCTTCGATAAGTCGAAAATGGAGGCGGCGGAATGATTTTAAGATTTGCCATCGTCGTTTTTGTGATCGCGCTGGTGATCGCCGTCGTCTCCTATTCGCACCATGCGCGGCAAAAACGCTACGTTCTCACGCTTGGCCCGATCAGCGAACATCCCGAGGTCATCGGCGATGGCGCTTGGATAAATACGCCAGCGAGATATCCGGATCGGTTCACCAACTATCGCGACAAAGAACCGCTGGGGATGTGATGACAAAACAGGTCTCAAACTCCACCATCATCGCCGCATTCTTCTGGCCGCAAACGACGGCCGATCTTGCGTTGGTTCTGCGCATGCGCCCGCGGCACATTCAGGCCATCTGGACTGCGGCGAAGGATGAGGGTGAGTTGCCTAACATCATGCGGCCTCGCCAGGGATTTCACGCGAAGGAACTTGCGGCACTCATAAAGGAGAAGGTCGCATGAGCCGCGATCTCTTCGATCTTATGGGCGGTGACGATGCGGACACGTCACGCAACGGCGAACTGCCCGCGCAACACGACAAAGTCGAATTGGAAATGGTGCTGCATTACGACACCGGAAAAGCCGTGCAGGTTTCCGATACCGGAGAGGAAGCCCGCGCGGTGTGGCTGCGGAAATCGCAGATCCAAATGAATGCGAGCGGCAAGAAAGTCCCGTCAGTCAAGAAAGACGGTCAGCGCGTGGTGTTGCCGGTTGTCACCATAAACATTCCGGAATGGTTGGCCAAAAACAAGGGGTTAATCTAATGGACATGACAGTTTCGGGCGGCGGTCAAACGGTCAAAACGACGACCGAAGACCTGCAGCGCGCCGCCGATACGATAGGTCACAACTCGCGCGCTGGCGCGTCAACCCGCTTCGCTAAGGATCAACTCAAAGCCTATGTCGAGCGCATCGAGAGATTGGAAGACGATAAGCAAGTCACATCGACAGACATAAAGGAACTTTACGCCGAGATAAAAGGCAACGGTTACGACGTTAAAGCCATCCGCACCATCATTCGCCTGCGCAGGCAAGATGCGGATGAGCGGGCAGAGCAAGAAGCCATCGTTGAAACTTATATGGCGGCGCTCGGGATGCTGGTCGGCACTCCGTTGGGCGATGCGGCAATTGCGAGGGCAACCTCGTAATGTCCGAATCCTTTCTCAACGGAAGGGTGATGCTCCATGCAGGTGATTGCATGGACGTATTGCCTTGCCTTGAGGAAAACTCGGTCGACTCCGGCGTCTGTGATCCGCCCTATCACCTAACCAGCATCGTTAAACGATTTGGTGCTGACAACGCTGCGCCCTGCAAAGTTGGCAAGACGGGTGCCTATGCCCGCGCATCATCCGGCTTCATGGGCAAACAATGGGATGGTGGCGACATAGCATTCCGTCCTGAGACTTGGGCTGCGGTCTATCGTGTTCTCAAGCCAGGCGCTCATCTAATCGCGTTTGGCGGCACTCGCACGTATCACCGTATGGCGTGTGCAATCGAAGATGCGGGATTTGAAATCCGCGATCAAATCCAATGGCTCTATGGATCTGGATTTCCGAAATCTCATGATGTGAGCAAGGGGATTGATAGATCTGCGGGAGCAGAGCGGGAGGTTATAGGGCCGAAGCGATCACCAGATGGAAAACCAATGATCAACCGGCGTCCGAATAATTTTCAGGGCGAACACGAAGGATGGGATCGGCCGTGGAAACACGACAGGGAAAAGGTTGAATTACAAGCAAGCGAAACCGCTCCCGCAACCGATGCAGCCCGCCAATGGCAAGGCTGGGGCACCGCTCTAAAACCAGCATGTGAACCTATCGTCCTCGCCCGTAAGCCTCTGTCTGAATCAACAGTAGCAGCCAACGTCCTTAAATGGGGAACGGGTGCGCTGAATATAGATGGGTGCCGCGTCGGCGTGGATGGCGGATGCGCAGGCGCAGGCGCAGGCGCAGGCGCATTTATATATGGGGATGGACTTAACGGCACGTTCGCAAAACCAATTCCTGGACTCGGCCGCTGGCCCGCCAACGTCATCCATGATGGAAGTGAGGAAGTGGTAGGGGCGTTTCCTGCCGAAACTGGGAAGAGCGCAGGCGGAAATTCTACAAGTACGGGCAACCCAACCGTTCAGTTTGTCGGGGCTGACGAAAGCCGACGCGGCGTTCCCTGCGGATTTGGTGATTCCGGTTCCGCCGCTCGATTCTTTTACACGAGCAAGGCTGACGCGGACGACAGATTGGGTTCAAAGCACCCGACCGTAAAACCCCTCGACCTAATGCAATACCTTGTGCGGCTGGTGACACCTCCGAAGGGAATCGTTCTCGATTGTTTTGCTGGCACGGGCACCACGGGCGAAGCCGCATGGCGCGAAGGCTTTAACGCTGTGCTGATCGAGCGCGAGGAAGAATATCAATCCGACATTCGCCGCCGCATGGCGTTGTGCCTCTCTGGCCCAGATGAACGCGGACGCGAAAGCATCAAAGCAAGACATAAAGATAAACCGGTCGACCATGGGCCATTGTTTGCATGACCGACACCGCCACCATCATCAATCCAATCGGAAAACCCGGCCGTCACAAGTGGGGTGATCCCACTCGATTCCAATACAAGACCGAAACAACCTGCTCGATTTGCGGAATCACAAAAGTCACCCGCCATGAGCCGAGCGAATATCCTTGGTTGGAATTCTTCCGCGATGGCGAACGGGTGATCTGCGATCGGACGCCGGAGTGCATTGCAGCATGAGCGCTCTCGGGGATGTCATTGACTGCGCTGTTGCCTCGGTAATTGCCGAGCATCCGAAGTTTTTCAACCTGCAGACACAAGAGAGAGCCCGCAAAACGCTTGTCCGCGAGATTGTAAAATCTCTTGTCCGCGAAGTGCGCGATGTCGGAGACGAGCAGTCGCCCGCGGCGCCTGTAAAAACTGTTGGCGGATTAATAGCATCCAATGATTCGCGCGCCATCGCCTATTGCAACTTGCGTGAAATAGCCGGGGCCGTTCGTCCGCAGCATTACGGCAGCGGACAAATTTATCTTCCGCCTGAAGCGGAGACTACCGCAGTGCGTGCGTTTGCGGAATTGCCGCCACGCAAGGAATGGCCTTTCATCAGCGATCGGAGACAACTTACAGCATGGTCTGAGTTTTTCGAGGAATCATTGCCGAGCGTGTCAAGGCGGCAGATCACCGAGACGCGCGGTGATCTTTACGGCGCCCAATTACCGTGGCTGTGGCCACCATCTAAGACCGGTAAAATTTACGAGCCTGGTGCCGAAGAGGAAATCGCCCCATGAGCGACTTCGGAACCTTCATCATCGATAAAGGTGTGTTCGAACATCCAGTGTTTCCGGACGAGCCATTTACCGCGCGCGAAGCGTGGATGTGGATGATTGGGACTGCGGTTAAAAGATCGCGGAACCGGCGCGTCGGAAATTTTGCTGTGGAATTATCACGAGGTCAGTTCGCCTATTCGCATCGTTTTCTTGCCAAACGCTGGCAATGGTCCCTCGCGAGGGTCCAGCGTTTTCTTTCGCGCCTAGTAACCGAGTCGATGATCGAGTCAGTAACCGAGTCAGGCGTTACCCGAGTAACCATTTGTAATTACGACAAATTCCAGAGCGTGGCAGAGCAAACCGAGTCAGCAACTGGGTCACCTCCGACTCAAATAGGAAAGAATCTAACTACAGATTCAGAATCAGTTGTTGGTGCTGAGTCGGGCGCGCGCGCGCGCGAGGAAAATTATATTTCCGAGAAAGCTTTCAAACTAGCCGACGAAATTATGCTGACCTTCGGTATCGAAATAGCTTTCATCCCGCCAGGTTGGTTCGGCGCACCGATGTGGCTGCAGGCTGGTTTAAACTCTGGATGGCGCCCAGAACTGGTTCGTATCGCCGCCGCCAAAGTGCGCGCGCGCAGGAATTTTAAGGTTCCTTACTCCTTCAAGTATTTAGCACAGCCTATTCAGCGCGAGCATGAACTCGCAGCCGAGCCGCATCTTCCGATTCCGCCAGTGATCGCATCACAAAATATGGAGCCTCTCAATGCTGCAAAAACTCCCGTTGCTGAAGATTGGAAACAATCTCGAGACGGTTTCAGACGAGCACGCGCCAAGCTCAAAGCCGGTCTTGATGACGGCGCAGCAGAAACAGGCGGCGATGGCAGTGGATCGGTTGTTCGGTTTATTACCTCCGCAGGACGTGGGTGATCCTGAAGCGTTTTTGGCGGCGACTATTGCTATGTTTTCTGAGCATGCGCCAGAGATCATGCAAAAGGCGGCGTTTGAAATTCCTAAACGGTCCGATCGGCCGACATTGCATATGATGGCGCAAGTATTTTCGGAACTAGATGATCGTGCGCGAGAGCGAGAACAGGTCACTAATCGATTGCCGCCTCCGATCGAAAGGCCGCGGACGCCAGAGGAACAGGAGCGCGCTAATGCGCAGGTAGCAGAGGTGCGCCGTGCCTTCGGATTACCACCAGAAGGTCTACGTCGCGCCGGGTGAGATAGTTTTATCAATTCGCAAAAACAAGGTGAATTCATGCTTGACCGCACGACCATCAACGTGGGCTGGTACATCGCTCTCACCGAGCCGAGTTGCGAGACCAAGGCCAAGGTCGGCATCCTGCGCTATGGCTTTCTCTGCAATCTGCCGACGTTCACGAAATCAATATGGGCTGGTCGCAGCAAGCGTCGATTGGTCAAGCGTCCGTTATTCCCTGGCTATATCTTTGTCGGCTTTAACTTCGGCAACGAACGATGGGATCTCGTGCGCGACGTTTCAGGCGTGCGCGAGTTTCTGAGAGTGAACGGTAGGCCTGCCAGCATCCCACAGGCGGCAATCAACGTGATCGATGCGAAGGTTGATGAGTTAGCGCTGCCTCCTAAGCAGCGCAGTACCTATCGCAAGGGTCAGGATGTGAGGGTGATCGACGGACCATATTCAGGCTTCCTTGGACCTATCGAACGATTGAATGGCAAGGGACGTGTGAGTGTGATGCTAGACATGTTCTGTCGCAAGGTTCCGGTTGAGGTGCATGAGTCTGAGATAGCAGTGGTGGCATGACATGCCTATCCGTCCGCCACCGTTCCGACCTAATGGATGGAAGCCTGCAGCAAGCAAGCGAGCGGAGAGTCACGATCCTTTCTATGGCACGCAGGCGTGGCGCCGGATCCGTGATCAAGTGCTACTTCGTGATGGCTTCATGTGCTCGTCGCCTGACTGCACGACACCCATGCGAGGCGCAGGCACCAGCCTCATCGCTGATCACATCATCGAGCGTACAGCCAAAGGCGCGGACGACCTATCCAATCTGCGCACGCTATGTGCTGACTGCCACGGCCGCAGGCATCCAGAGAAGGGAGCAAGGTCGTATGGTTGATGGGTGTGTTGATGGTCGGCGATGATCGAAAGGATGGATAGGGGGGTGGGGGGTCTGAAACTCTATACCTTTGGGGCCCGCGACCGGTTGGGGATCGCGCACGCATATCCGCTGATTCCGTAATTATTTTTTTTCGTTCAATGGAGGAAAACGATGTCTAGCCAAGAAATAGCCTTTCATCCGCTTGCCAATATCTTTCCACTGCTTGAAGGTCAGCAG